ATATAGTTTGATATCTATACTTTTTCCAGTTATCTGAAGGATTTCCATCACGATCTTTAAAATTATGTCTAAAAGTAAGATCGGCAATGCTAAGTTTTGGTAATTCTAGTCCCATTCCCTTATTTTCCTTTAATTATTAAGAGTTGTCAGGACAAGTACATTTTCCTTCAGTATTCCGTAAGGTATAGCACTTTCTACATACTCCAGAGCGATGTTCACTAACTACTCTGAATCCAGATGGGCTTTGATAGGCAGGCTTATCAAAGCCTCCCCCATATTTATCTTCCTCTAAATCAGAAGGATTGACCGGCTCTACCTTATATACTCTTCCTTCCCCATGTTTTTTAGCGGCATGTTGTGCGTACCATTCTGCTATTTCAACGGAGTCAGTAGCGTAAGCTACATGGCCGGGATTCCAACCAGTTAGATCTTTGGAAGAATCTGTGGTTTCAAAATTAGACTGTCCCCCTCGAGAATTTCTAGGGGAAATAATATCCCCAGGATTTAAGGCAACGTGGGTTCCATGCCAAAACTCTGCGGGTCTACTCATTAACTTTTTTCCTGTTTAATTGTCATTTCAATTGGTTTTGGGTGTTTAACTATTACTTTGTGGTGTTTTCTTGGGTTTTCTTCCGTTGGTATAAAATCAGTTGTTTTTGTTACATACGCCTTAGCCCCTGCTCTTAAAGGAACTTCCCTTTCCGGATTGGTATATTTTGTAGAGTCTTCCGCTAAATCATTTATTCCGTGCAATTGGGCTATGGAAATTGGTTGATCGCCATAAATTCTTTGTGCTAGTCCAGAAAATTTGGGTATGTTTTTATTGTACACTTCTTCTTTAGACATTACATCAGATTTATCTACAAAACCTTCATAAAGTTTTCCGGGATTTTCTAGTTCGGTATTAAAACCTGTAGCAAATTTGCTAGCAATGGCTTTTGTGTCAGTCCAATGCATTCCAGTTGTATGATCAGAAGGACTTTCTACACCACAAATTCTACAACCGTCGTGGTAATCAGTAGCGTCTGGATTGTAATTAACATCAGTTTCAAAACCTGTGGCTAAGCTTAATCCGCGAAATACTTTGACATGCTTTTTCGGATCAAACTGAGGTACTTCTGGCTGCATTCTTTTATTTTCCCACATCTATTATCATTAGTAATGACAAAGGGCCCACCATTTCTGGTGAGCCCTCTGTTCGATGCAACTTACTTGGCGATAAATTCTTGGCCTTTATAAAGAGTTTTGCCTTCATCAATATGAACTAGGTCTACGTGGAATGAGCCTTCATCCTTATAGCGGATAACAGCTATACCTTGTTGCCAATTTTCCCAGTAGGTTACTGGCTTGCCATTGGAATCTACAGATCCTTTTACACTAGGGACATGGCCATCTACACGGCATAGGCATCCGGGACTAATAGCCATAGCCTTGATGCGACCATCCCGGTCAAAGGTAGTCTTTGACTGAATCTCTTGACGATGAATGTGCCCAAAGATAGTAGAGATATGTGGCATATCGTTAGTATAGGCAGCTGCTGTTGAGCCATTGCTGCGAACCTTATCGCCGTGGATTGCCCGAAGTTTGTCGTTAATCCACCAGACTCCTGCTGGATACGCGTCAATGTAGTCTACGTCAAAGTCTTCTAGGCGTAGAAGATATGGCATAGACATTACCGGCCACGAGCTTGGAGTATTAGCACGGCGTAGACCAAAAGCTGATAGCGCATTGGCTTGTACAAACTTCTGCATACGCCGGTCATGGTTACCCTCAAGGATAACTATCTTTGCGTTTGGAGCTGCGGCACGTTGTTCTGCGGCAAATAAACTACCGCGATCAATTGCATGCTGAGTAGTAAACGCAAATGCAGCTTCCTGCTCATACTTGCCTTGTGCTGGAAGATCAATATAGTCACCAAGGTTAACTACCTGGTGTACGCCACCGTCATGCTGCTCAGCATTAAGAATTTGAAGAGCTACGTTCATAGCAGCTTCATCATGGAAAGGATCTAGTTCTTCGCCATCAAACTGACGAAAGCCGATCTGTGGATCTGGTAGAACAACTGCAGTCTTCCAACCACCTACTAATGCAGGGGTTTTCTTAGGGGCTGCTGGCTGCTTAATTATAATAGGTTTTGCAGGCTGTACTACTGGCCATTCTGGACCATCAAACTGCATTTCTTTGCGTAGCTTTGCTAACTCCGAACCTAAGCTTGGCATGGGCACTCCTGATTACGGTGTTTACGAAGAGCCTCTAGGCTAAACGATGCACCAACATTGCTTAGGATATTTAATAATGAGCGGGCAGATATTGAATAATCTTCTAACGCTTCTTTAAAACTTGCTTGATCTTCCTCAGACAATTTAGAAGACCACCCGCCTACAATACACAACTTAACTTGTGTAGCGCGAGTATGTTTATATTCTTTTAAGGCCTCAGCCAACATGCATATACTCCAATTGTTATCCCGATTTTAAGGTGGCCCCGGAGGGCCACCCACTTATAAGTATTAAGTTATTATTTAATTGTAGGACGAACCCATACCATCGTCAAATACGCTGCGACTACGATTAGTCGAAGGTGCGATGATACGACCACTTGCCTGTGTAGATGAAGCTTCAGGAGCGGTTGGGATTACGGTATTCACTGAAACTGAATAACGAGCACCGTTACGCTCAGGGCCTCTACCGACTGCTGGTGAAAGCACGTTTGAACGATTTGCTTTACCACCTGCTGCTGGGTCTACAGACTTTGAGTTACCTTTAGGAACCAAAGTTGCTGAACCAGTGTCAGTTGCTGATGGGTATGACGCAGAGTCAACTGCTGTGGTACCCATTGGTACGCGAGGCGCACCTGTCTTGGCCATACCGGCCAATGCTGCATCTACGTCGCTTGACGAATTAGCCATTTCTACCTCATTCTAGAATAGAGTTATATGTAAACCGTAAGCTTTACGGCTTAATTTATCAGCATTAACTTGCAGTAATAGTAAATACAATTGCTGAAATGGTGCCTTCTCTGGACTCAATAGATGTAAAACCTGGTTTGCAGATCAAATCTAGTCCTCTAGGGGCTACATATCCTCGTGCAATTGCGATAGCTTTTACAGCCTGATTTACGGCCGAAGCGCCTACCGCACGTAGTTTTACTACTGGGCTTTCATATAGGGCGTGGGCAATAGCTGAACCAACTTGTTGTGCACTTGATCCACCACTTACCCGTAAGTAGTTTTCTTCTTGCTTTTCTTGTGTTTCGCTCACGATTTTTATTCCTTAGTTTTCCGATTGTTGAGCGCCCTCTAAGAAAACACTACCATTATTTGGTTGTTAACTTATCGTAAACTTCTTTTTCGTAGTCAAAATCGTGCTTATTCCTTGCAATTCGTGCTAATCCGTAGGAATCTGCGGCATTGTCATCATTGAACTCTACTCCCCATTTCTTATACACAGTTAGAAGTATTTGATTCTTATTGACCTTAGTTCCCCTGCCGGTTATATATTTCTTTAAGCTGGTTGGCTGCACGATCAATGGGAACCTGGCGGCATCATTTCCTGGGTATAAATCAAATAATAAGAGTTTGACCATGCCTCCAAGTTCTCCTGAAAGAGCTACTCCAAACTCCCTGCCAAATGCGTATCCCTCCATGGCAATCCCTGCTACATCATGTTCTGATAAGAAATCTTCAACATAGTTACGGATGTTACATAGCTTTTGAATACCGGAGCCTTCTGCTTTATAGACTTCGGTGTAATAGTTGCCTTTCTTATCAATTGCAGTAATGCCAAACCCAGTATAGGACTGGTCTATGCCAATATAGACCTGGCCCTTAAGGATTGCCTTATCTCCAAATGATTTAGTGCTCATGCCCTTACCTTTACTAAAGCAAGTACTAATGCCTTAAGCTCTTGTAAGTCCCCCTTGTTTTCTACTACGTAATCAAACACGTAGTTATCCAAGGCTACCTCAGATGAGTGACTATTGACAGGACCATGGCCGGGACGAGTTACACGCCACATTTGACCACCAAGGTCACGAATAGCGTCAGCCTCATTTTGGAACCGTACGTCAGTTATGATGTAGTTTTTTGTAGGGTCTAGTTTGCCTAGAGTTTTATTGACCCAGATCTGTGCACCAAATATTTCACGACCGGCTTCTGTGCCCATGCGTTGCAATAAACGACGTACTTCTGGGTAGTTGCGCTTAGCGTCTTCCCAACCAAGCATAGCTACTACGTCATTAAGAAATACTCCGTATCCAGCCATAGGATTTAAAGCTAGTAATGCTTCACGCAATGTATCTGCAAACGCAGCCCTCTCAAATCCTTGATCCAAAAGAATCTTTGCTATTTCATCTTTGCCGCTTTGTGCGTATCCTGATAGACCTATTATCATCGTAGATCCTTTTTCTCATTCCACGAAGAGCTGCTATACGTATTATGTTTGGTGTAGTTATGTATGTCTTTTGTACTCTCAGCAACAGCTAATTTTTTCTGTAGATCTCGTATTTGTTTTTGATATTCAAGAACATCAAACTTTGGTAGTAAAAGGTCTTTAGTTATAACCTCTACAATTGAACGAGAAATTGCATTGATATCGGTCTTAGTAAGTTGATCTTTACAACAGTCTTCTTCACAAATTACTAAAGCATCTTGAAGTATGTTATCTAATAAAGATGCAATTTCTATTATTTGTTCTTTAGTTATAGTTGTTTTATTAATAATAGGTGCGGGTATTTCCACGGTAAAATGGTCCTTTCGACTCGTACCTTTCCAAATATTAGAGTCATGATTTAACTTTGATATTTTTATATTAGATGAGTTAGCTGACGTTTTACTCATTAGAACGAATACTTTCCTGATCGAGTCTTTACAGCACTAGCTGAGGTGCGGCGAGTTAATTCACGAGAAACTAATGCTGAGTCACGCTCTAGATTCTGTAGCAATACCTCAACTAGTTTGCGGTAAGCATGTTTTTCGTCTAGTTCTTGTTTAGCTTCTACAACCTTTGGGTCTAGAAGGATGTTAGCCTTAGCGATTGTTACACGGTCACCACTACCGCCCTTCCAGTTGTTTACCATAGCTGTAGCTTCTAGCACAGATACATAACGCTCAGCCTCACGCTCATCAATTGCTGCGACAGCAACTTGTGGAGCTACGTAGTCAGTCCAACTAGTTAGGGTAACAAACAGCTCCATAAGATCTTCATCGTGAAGCTCTGTGATATCTACGGGCAATGCAGGTACTTCATATGTAGGCTTGCTTGGAATTTGAAAACCTTTTTTACTTAGCGAATTTAATGCGTAAGCACTATTACTCATTTGTGTCCTCCCTAAATGTGGCGCAACGCTTGCAACCGTTAACTGGATCAATATTACACGCAGGTGGGCGCTTGTTGTCAACTGCCCAGGCTACGTCTAGAGCATTTTCAAAGATATCGGCTACATACTCAGGGTCGTACATAACCTCAAACTCTTTGTAATCTTGATTAGCTTTGAGTTCATATATGAACACTATAGACTCTGGGGCTGACTCTATCAGGCCCTCTTCTACCATTAAATGACACAGGTGTAGATATACCTGGCCTTGAAGCATATGTGACCTAAAAGGCTGTTTGATTGCCCTCCAAGCAGCTTCTAGGTCACCGTTAGCACCTATTAGGATGCTTGGAGCCTCCATGCGTATGGTGCCAGCGCCCATTGATTTAATCTCAATGAGAAAATCATTACCTAATCCTTTTACCCAGCCGTCAGAGTGCCCTTTAATTTTGTGCTTTTTACTCTGCAGCGGGACTTCCCGGTAATCGCCGTCTAGACTAGTTCCCCATTCAGTGGTGCCGTCTCGTAGCGACCACAAGCCATATAGATTACCCATCTGTTTAATCCAAGTCTGCCACTTGTGATGGATAGCATGGCCTTCATCAAAGATCGACTGGGTACGTAGAGTTGGCTTATCTTGCGTTGCTACATAGTTCCCAGTTAATTGATGATAAGCGTGCAGGGCACACCATTCAGATTTAATAAGGTCGCTAGGATGTAAATAACTCTGGTCACGGAACTCTGGCTCACGTGCAAGTATGTAGCGTTCTAGCGGACCTGTAATCCTTGATACACGCTTATTAGCATCAAGAAAAGCTTTTAGGTTTTTGCTTGCTATTTTTTGGGGTTTTGAGGGCATTAGGGCGATCCAACCAATCTTCTAGTGTCATTCCGGCATTTGTATATTTACGAACCATAGCATTTCTTTCACGGTGTGACAAGCCACCCCAAATGCCATGAAGTTCGTCGTTTTTTATAGCTTCGATCAAACATTCTTTTCTAACTGGGCAAGCCGGTTGATCGTCTAAGCCAAGGCATATAGCTTTGGCTTTATCGGCTATGTCCGTGTAGAGCTCTTTATCCCTTGGAGGGAAGAAGATCTCGGTGTCTACTCCTCTACACTTAGCTTTGTATCGCCAAGCCCAGGGGACGTCGTCTTCATTGTCGTCGTACATTCATGCTCTATTCTATAGTTTCGGAGTTCTGCGAAATCGTGTTCCTCCAAGAGCACGTAGTTTTTCCCGTTTAGATGTATACCTAAGACTGGAGTACGACTGTCAAGTATGGCCTCCATGATTATCTTTTCTAGTACATCTGACTTAAGTGTGAATGATTTTTTGCCCGTCCACTTGTGTTCGATTAACAAGTCTGGAGTCCTAACATCACCCTTACGAGACCAGAAGGCCCCGGAGGCAGCGGAACGCTGTCCTCCGAGGGCTTTCTCTAAACGCTTTTCATGCTTTAAAGATTGCTTCTGACCTTCTGATTTCATTACTTAGGCATATCCTTTAGCTGCAAATGAGTATCGTTGTACACAGTTGACCATCCTAGATACTTCTTTCCCCAGTGCTTGCTAAAGAAATCAATACGCTCAATGCCAATGTAGTTAGGGCGTGGAGCATCAGTTCCAATTACATAGCCCTTCTTATCTGACTGAAGGGCTACGTGACCGTATTCTCCACCTTCCCAGAAGTGTGGTGCTCCAATAGGAGCTTTAGTAGGATCGGTATTGCGGTACTGCTTTGGGATATGATTCCAAGCATCGATTGCTGATGCGTACCTAGCCGGCAATCCCCAGGCATTCTGACAGGTACGGTGACAGTAACCTAGGAATCCGTTCTTTTCATTTAGGCGCCAAATGTTCATATGAGAGAACGCTTGTTTGCCTGTGATACGTGATAGTTTCATGTTATTCCTCGTCTTCTATGTTTAGTAATGGTGATGTCCGTAGAGTGTCCATAACCTCTTTAGATAATTGTTCTTTCAAGTCAATCTCTTCACGAATTGACTCAAGGAAATTAGCAGCTCCCTGCCACTTCCTATCTCCATAGTATAGCCAGCCACCACGACGTTCTACAATTCCATTGATAATAGATAGAGAGATAATCTCTTTTGCAGTGTCATAGGATCCGGCGTTTAATGGACCTCCATCAGCAAACCAGAAATCTAGGTATGCAGTCTGCTGTGGTGGGAAAGTCTTATTCTTAATAGTACGTACACGAATTGTTTGACCGCATCGGCGCTTACCTTCGCCTACGCCTACTTCTAACCACTCGTCGCGCTTAACTTCTACGCGAATTGCCATAGCGTAATCTTTGCCTAGGCCTCCGGGCGTAGTACGAGGATCTCCGTGCATTACTCCAATTTTCATACGGAACTGATTAATGAGTAAGCAGGTAATGCCACGTTCGTTATCTATGAGAGAACGCTTAGTAGCCTTTGAGACTTTGCGGAAGAACTTGTTAGTAAGTAAAGCTCCGCGACCAACGGTAGCCTCATCCATAGTCTTCTCGTCTTCTGTACTAGGTACTAGAGCAGGCAGAGAATCAATAACAATAAGATCAACAGCTTTAGATTCACAGAACTGAATCGCAGCTTCATATGCTTCCTCCATAATATTAGTTGAAACGACAAAGACACGGTCTGTGTCAATGCCACACATTTGTGCGTAGCCTACGTCAAAAGGCTCTGCTGCAATCCACACAGTTGTAAACTCTGGGTCTTTAGCTTGGTTGGCTGCAACAGTTTTTAGTGCTAAAGCAGTCTTACCATTTGAGGCTTCTCCGATAATTTCAGTCCACTGATTTACAGGCCAGCCTCCACCGAGAACAACATCTAAGGTTAGAGAGCCGGTAGTGATGCGTGTAGGAAGCTGAGCTTCGCTGGCCCTAATTACTGTGCCAGGTCCCATCTTCTTGTTAAGCAACATAGCAATCTTTGTTACCTCTGCATTTAAAGTCATCATTATCCGATCCTGTCTACGATTACTGAGGGGTTGAAGTTATTTGCGGTAGATACTTGCTTGGCAGGAGTAGATGGGCCTGCAGAACCTGATGGCATACCAGCACCACTACCTGATTGCTGCAAAGGATACCCACAGTCATAGCAGCGCTTTAGCTGCGTACCTTGCGGTGCAAAGTAGTTACCTGAGTAGCATCCTGGGCACGCATCATTCATACGAGCACTCTGTGCTTTTGTTACAAGCTGATCTTGATTTGCATCATATTGAACAGGGGTACTAGTTACTTCACCCTCAGGTACGTATCGGACATTTGGTATAGGTCCGGTAGGTGCGCTAGGACGAGACACCGGAGCCGGTACTGCGTCTCCTAGTTTCTTGCTCCACCAATCATTACTCATTTTTGTATCCTTCTTTAATTAAGTTTAAGTCTACCAGAGCAGCCATGCAAGATACCGCAGCTGAGAATGATACGTGTTTGAATAACGTAGTCATTGCATCAAACACTTCTTCATCTGGAGTTCCTTCTCCCTCTTCCATTGCTGATGCAAAGTAGGTCATAGCACTTATCTGTGCTGAGATCATAGAGTGCATTTCAATTACAGGAAGGATTGGTGCTAACTTTGCTAAGCGTTCCTCGCTTGCTGACTCTTCCATTTCTGCTACATCCATAGATAGAGGCGTAAGCCCTAGCATTTCTGCAATTAGTTCTGGATGCTTAACGCCAGAATCGTAAATGATCTTACGAATCTGTACGCCTGGCGATATGGTCTTTATAGTTACTTCTTTATTTTTCTTTTTACGAAAAAGCCTCATTTTGCTTCTCCCCACCTCTGGACGGTTTTAACGTCTGCTAATAATGGTACTTTTAATACGTCTATGCCTTCCATGGCCTGACGTATTGCTTCAGCCGTCTCTTCAACCAGATGGTCTGGGGCAACTGTTACTAGTTCATCATGAACTGTCAATATTAAGTTTGCTTCACTAGGTATCATAGCGTATGCCCGGACCATTGCAACTTTGATGAGGTCTGCTGCAGATCCTTGGATAACCGTATTGAATGCTTGGCGTTCTGCCCTTGAGCGCTTCCATATCTCAGAAGACCGTAAGTCTGGGAGATAACGGCGACGCTTCAAGATCGTAGTTGCGTATGGAATGGGAGTTTGATTCCTACTCTCAGTGATAACAGTTCGGCGGTAACGATTCACCGATTGGAACTTAGATGAGAAGTTAGCTAGCAGATCCTTTGCCTCTGTTACGGTACAGCCGATCTGCTCAGCAATCTTGTCTGGGCCTACGCCGTATGCCATAGCAAGAACTAGAACCTTACCGGCCTTGCGGTCTACCCCCATAGTGTCGCCTACGGTTGTGTAGATATCTCCGCCATCTAGATATGATCCGCACATAATACGATCGCTAGAAAACGATGCAATAATGCGTGGTTCAATCTGAGAGTAGTCAGCAACGATTAGTTGGTGTCCCTCAGGAGCTACAAATAGATTGCGGATAGCTTTACCGTTTGCGGTATGTGGAGCCGGTACATTCTGTAGGTTTGGATTACGACTAGAGAATCGACCGGTTTCTGTACCGTACTGTACAAAGTCAGTGTGTACCCTGCCATCAAGCAAGAGTGCTTTCTTAGAAACTACCTTGCTCTTACCGGCTAATGTGCGAGTAATGTCTCCGCCCAAGTATGGAATTACATACGTGGTAAGCAACTTGTTTAGATCTGAGTACTTGATAAGGCCGTCTACTACTGCATCTTTACCGGCAAAATGTGTAAGTGCCTGCTCTGATACGGAGAAGTCAGTTACCAAAGTTTCTTCTCCGTTGTCATACTTCTTCTGTCCATTGGTTGTTAGCACCTTTGGTCGAAGTCCCCGGCCTCCCTCTTTCTTAGGAGTAAAAAGAATAGTCTGCTTCTCTTTCACACTGTTAAGGTTAAATGCTTTGCCGGCAGCAACATATATCTCTGCCTTTGTTTCTTCTAGTTGGTCTTCAAGATCTTTCTTTAGAACGCGTAAGGCTTCAACATCAATGTCTGCGCCACGTAGCTCCATGCTGCAGATAACCTCTAGAACATCCATTTCAAGAGCAAATAATTTGGTCATGCGGTCTGCAGTAAGACGAGCGGATAACTTCTTCCAAAGCTTCCACGTCCATTCAGCGTCTAGTCCAGCGTAGGTGGCTACTTCGTCAAAACTGTGTGCTTCGATCTCCTTACCGACACCCTTGACCATCTCGTATCCAAACTCACGCTTTAGGCAGTCGTCAAGACCAAGCCCATTTATGCGGTTCTGGTTATCTAGGATAAACGAGGCAATTAGGGTGCAGCCGTAGGCCGGGCTAGGCAAGCCACCTATGTACTTAGATATGCTCTGGAGGTCAAACTTTACGTTATGCCCTACCTTTACCTTGTCGCTTGTAAATAGCGGTTTAAGAGCCTTAAATACCTCTCCAGGCGTTAATTGCTCTGGGGCCTCCGTGAATACCTTAACGGCCTTTTTCTCGTCCTTACTGTAGTCCTGAGGGCGTAGAGCAAGGCCTTTAGACTGACGTAGCTTGGCGGACGGCAGCAAAGGATAATCGGTACGGATATATTCACCATTTGGGTGACCCATAGGGATAACATCTACCCGGTCTTCTGTGGCTAGGGCAATCCATACAACGGCATTCTGGCGTGGATCTCCACGGTGTGGGCCGGACGTTTCTACGTCAAATACAAATTCATCTACTTGTGAGTAGGCATCGACCACTTCTTGAAGCTGGTCGGAAGTCATAACAATATTCATATTGCTCTCCTAAAGAAAGTAGGGTGCTAAGCCAAGGAGGGGGAGACTTAGCACCCTACAGGATGTGATCTTAGTCTTCTGGAATTTCGCGAGCAATCTCAGTAAGCTCTGCCTTGGTTGACATGCGTAATGCGTCAGGACCAAGTGGCTGTAGATCACGGATTAGCTCTGCTACTTCAGAAGCGTCAAGATCCCAATCTTCAGGGAGGTCGCGTTCCTTAACTGGCATGATTGAGTAGCTAGTCTTGGTGCCTTGACCTGACTTGCTAACTGCCCAGAAGATACGGTCTAGAGGACCGGTCTTAGGATCGCTGTTCAGCTTTTCTAACTGACCACAAAGACGAAGACCTACGGTCATCATCTGTACCTGTGGTTCTTCTTCCATCAAGTTAACAATTGAGAAAGCAAACTTGTTTTCTGCTTTGTTACCTGCACGGCATAGAGGACACTGTGAAGTACCTAGACAGACAAAAGACTTCTTGCCTGTGCGCTGTACCCAGTGCTGTGAGAAACTCATAGGTTCTGCTGAAAGGAACTTAATGAGTTGAACATCTTCTTCAAACTTAAAATCAGATGCGTATGACTTGCTGACCTTTGCTGCAACTTTCTTAGCTGCTGCCCAGCCAACCTGAACTACAGAAGAGCGTTCTGCTACTTCGTCTTCATCCTCAGTTTCAAAAATGTCATTAACTGCTACTGAGGTGTCAACTTCATCATCTAGGTATGAGTTGACGTTTGTATTGCGGTTTACCATTGGTTTCTTACTTTCTGTTAGGCCATAAGGCGTTTTTGGTTATTCGGTTTCTTGGCTGTGGATCTTCGTCCAGCTCTCAAATAATTCCATAGAGAGGTCTGTATGTCGATCCCAATCAATCCGAGGAGCCTCTAGGAGGCTTCTGGATTGAAAGCTTTGTATTGCACTTTCAATCATAGCACGGCTGTACATGCGCCAGCCCGGCTTCTTTTCACCGTTTACTATAATCGACTTTAGTCGATAAGGGGCACGAGGAATGTATCCCTTACGCTCCCACAATCGTATAGTAACTAGTGGCCTACCCAACGCACTTGCGAAAGTGCCTGCGCTGAATAGTTCTACTGTAGTACCATTTGGTAAAGTTTTCAACTGCGGAGATGAATCCCAAGAATCTTGGTCTTCTGCAGCTTTCTTTTTGCTCTCTACCTTTGGGTCTACCGGACGGCGTTTCTTCTTAGAGCCTGGGTAAAACTCATCAAGGGATCCGAAGATATCCTCAAATGGGTCTGTACTCATTACTTAATAGAACCTTCCATCGCTTTTTTAAATATGTCTATGGCTATAAATGCTGCACCCATACTATCCTCTGTGCGAGCAAATAGCAAAGGGTCCCAAGCCTTAAGTCCTTCAGAGACTAATTGTATAAGGCGTTCCTCAGTTAGATTCGACACCGTGGTACTCCCTCTGATGTGCTTTTAGGTCTAGTAATTCTTTAAATGCTTTGTCACAATTCCAGCAGATATGTGGGTTGTCTTCAAGGTAGCGCTTCATGTATGACATATGACTATTCCTTAGTAAGCAAAAAGGCGTTTGTAACTTTCTTAGGGAACATAGTATCTATGTCCTCTTCTGTTAGCAAGCCTTCATAAAAACAAGCCATAACTTCTTCTTCATCAAGCACTGGCTTTAGCTGGAAGCAACGTGCTGACAATCCCTTTTCACGAAGTAGTTCTTGCGCAGCTTCTTCGTCTAAGGTCTGAGATACGCGACGCTGTTTCTGCATACCGGCGTAACCGCCATAAGCAGGCATATCAAACCACTTGTGGCCTTTATCATCTTCTAAGCCGTTAGCGTCTACAAAAGAAAGAAGCTCTTTCTTGATGATGTTTTGACGTGAGGTTAAATCATCAATGTTCTTTTTGATGTGCACGTACTCTTTGAACATAGATTCAAGATTAGTCACACCGAAATCATCTGCTGTTGGCAGATCTTCTTTACCAATTACTTCTGGCATATTGCCCTCCTAGTTGTTTAACTTTCTACAAATTCTTCTAATGCAGTTATTAGAACGTCAGTAACTGTGATTCCTTCTTCTGCAGCTTTTTCTTTAGCTGCGTTCCAAAGCTCATCAGATACTCTGACTGTTCTAGTCGGGGTCTGGTTGTTCACTAAGTCTCCTTGTGCCATAGCCCTCTCCACATCCTATACTACTATCAAATTGAGTGCAAGAATTGTCGAAGTGACCCAACTGTTAAGTCTAGCCCTCCGGCAGTATCAATGCCCTCACCATCAACAATAGCGTCTGCTACTGACAATTTTTGTTGGAGCATTTCATATTGACGCTCTTCTATTGACCCTAGCATAAGTAGGTCTTGGATTACAACTTTTTCCCAGGTACTAGATGCCCTTTTAATACGGCCATTTCGTTGAGTAGCCAATCCCGCATTCCACGGAAGGTCGTAATTAATGAGTAGGTTAGCCTGAGGCAGATCCACGCCATACCCGCCAGCGTCAGAACTAATAAGGATACGAGTATTAGGGTTAGTCTGAAAATCGACTTTGGCATACTCTTTTTCCTTAGCGTTCATCTTACCGGTATAAGTGTTTGCCCCAAATGCTTCTAGCTCTTTCTTAATGATCTCTGTCATTGAAACAAAGCTAGTAAACACAACTAGCTTGTTGTCGCTGTTAGAGCCTAGAAACTCAACGACGGTCTCCTTCAATACATCTAGTTTAGGAGCTTTTATAGTCTTTGGCAGCCTTCCCTGCTCTAAAAGTTCTGAGGCGTACTGAGATCCTTTTACTCCAAATTTGGTTGAGTTATATAGTTCTGCGCTTGATTGTAAAAGTAATGGATGATCGCATAGCATGCGCAAGGAAACCAGCTTAGACATAATTCGACCACGAATTTCATTAGATTCTTTATCCCCATAGTTCTCTGAGAATAGGCTTAGGGTACTGAAATTGGCTATGGCCTCGTCTAGATCTTCTAATAGCTCATCAACAATACTGTTGTAAAGACCCTGAGTAGGTCGGTCAAAAGGAATTAAGATAGGAGCAGCATTGATAGCTTCTGGAAGATATGGAGCTACGTCTGGGTCTTGCTGCCGCTTACGTACAGATGCTTTTGATACTTTTTCATGGAGTACCGGTAGATTCTTGTACCGTTCAATTCCCCCAAAATAATTGCGGACTATGTGCCGTTCTTCAAATACGTCAAAGCGCCCTAAAACATTAGGATCAACAAACTCCATGATTGAAAAGAGTTCTTCTGGCTTACCGTTTTCTACCGGGGTTCCGGTAAGAGCAAACGTATAAGGAGACTTTAATTTCTTTACAGCTTTAGACCTCTTAGCCCTAAAGCTTTTAATAGCCGTAGCTTCGTCAGCTATAACAAAAGCTCGAGGCAGCTTTCGTACAAATTCCCAATCAGAAACTACTTGCTCATAATTCATAATTATATAGTCAACTTGTGAATCTTTATATTGAGAGTATTGCTGTTGACGTTGCTTTGGGGTTCCATCGATTACAACAGGGAAAGACGTATAGTCCGTAAACTTATCAATAGCATTAGCCCATTGGTACTTAAGACTTGAAAGACAAATTACTAACCCGGGACCTTCTATCTTTCCCTCTTCACGTAGACGCTCTATTGCGGCAATTGTTAACACGGTCTTACCCAAGCCAAGGTCATAAGCTACAAGCATGTGGCCCTGAGCGCACATCTTATCTACGGCTTCAACCTGGTATGGATGTAAGTTCCCTGTAAACATTAACCCTCACTAAAGAATTGCGGCTTTGCCAAGTACGCAATGTTTTGCAGTTTCAAGACCTTTATAGATCTCGTTATCCATCATGCCGCCAATATCTTTCTGGTCAATCCCAGAATAGTTAAAGAACTTGCATTCAAAACCTGTCTTGCGACTTAAGTCTAGCATACGTAAAGCTGCGGTACGTCCGGCATCATCATTGTCAAAAGCAAAAATCAAGTCTTCTGCTTTTCGTAAGATGTGTAGTTGCTCAGGACTTACTGCTGTACCAAAAGTGGCTACACCTCCTGATATACCCGCAGCGTATAGCCGCACGGCATCAAGGGGGCTTTCTACAACAACCATACGCTTGTTATAGGAAGTATCTTTGCTGTTAAATAACGTCTTACTCTTAGCTATACCGGTAGGGCGATTCTTAAAGTAACGCTCACGATATCCTTTTTCTTGCCAGCCCATTAGGTCATTATCTTCCCAAGTGCGGATAGGCAATATCCAACGGCTGTTTTCTGTATCCCAAAGAACTCCGTACTTGCTGCAGGACTCTTGCGATAATAGACGAGAGTCTAAAGCGTTCTTAGGAATACTATGAGAGAACAAGGCAAGACGTGCTTCACTCATTGGCACTGGCTTTGGAATAACAATGTAAGAGTCTTTAACTTCTTGCATCTGCTTTATAAGCATAGGAAGATCAATAGTTGAATGCTGACGTAACCAGGCCTTTGCGCCCTCAAGGTCTAGTCGATTCCACTCAGTGTAGAACTCTTTTTGTTCTGCTACAAGAGTTAAAAGATTGCCTTTATAGCCACAAGAAAAACAGTGGTGTACGCCAGTCTCGGTATTTATTGACCATGATGGGTTCTGATCTACCTTGCCGGTACGAAGCTCATGCCCTGGGCATAAAGCAGTTATCTCGTCTCCGCGTTCACGTTCAATCTCAATATTAAGATTAACAAGGACGGCTTTTACTTTATCGTCAGTAAGTATCATTTCTCCTCCTTTTTCCAAGATACATAAGACTTGATGTACACAGTAGCATACGCCAAAGCCATGACTATAAACCCGTACTGCTTAGTAACAAGTGCATACATTATCCACAGACACTCATTTACTAGAAGAACAAGCCAGCCCAGCATATTCTTTTTGCCTACAAAGAACATACCTGTAACACCAATTAGTGCTAGTAGCCATGACCAATACTGACTCACTCCTGCTCACCGTCTAACGCTTTAGAAAATTGTTTGGCAACTAAATAGGGCGAAACCATTTCGCCTGTACTTTCTAGTTCGGCTAACAATTCCCGAACTCGCTCGATGGCAGCCAATGCTTTATCGTAGCCGTCATGACGGATAGTCATTGTACCGTCTTGTATAGTAACTTTAAATGAATCACCAACTGTATAGTTTTGTTGTGCCATTACTGCTCACCGTCTAACGCTTTGATTGTTGAGCATGGGTATTGCGGGTAATTGTTCTCGTCAACGGCACACTCTGAACAAGTAATGTCATCAGCAGGCCCGTTGATAGGCCTATGAATTTCCCTCACACGCTCTTTGATTTCTTCCTGTGCAGCATCCCACAAAGTGCGCTGCCAATTATCTAAGCAGCTTTCCCGAGTAAATTTAAACATTCTGCATCTTCCTTAGCTTTGAACGTAGTGTTTCGCGTTGACGCTGAGTCGTACCACCCCAGATACCTTGTATAGAAGGCTCACTTAATGCGTACTTCAAACAAAGTTCAATAAAAGGACATTGATTACAGATTTCTTTTGCTGCAGCAATGCCTGCTCGATCGGATGGATGTGGAAAAAATATTTCAGGATCTGTTTGAGCACACAGCTGTGATCCGTCAAATGATGGTGCCTCTGGCATAGTAACCCTCCTAGGTTTTTATGGTGTTGCGTATTCTTGGAACTTTCCGTTTTCCCAATCCCAAAGTAACTCTACTTCTACCTTGCCACAGTTACGGCTGGCTTCGACACGAAATAGACGAGATGAGTCATCTTCCGGATCTTGCCGCTCTAGAGCAAGGATAACGTCAGCGTCCTGGAAGAACGATGATGAGTAGCCGATGGCTCCAGCAGAGACACGGCCTTTCTTCATCTTCCACTCAAGAACCTGAGTAGTTACTACAATGGGTTTTTGTATCTTTTGTGCTAGGCGCTTCAAGTTACGAGTGATGTTAGTAAGTGCCTGAGCATTATTTTGCTCCCCACTAATCTCATCAATCATAAGATACACACCGTCCACAAATACTACGTCTGGTTGTAGTTTCTCTACCTTAGCAGCAAGTCCTGACATTGTTGCTGCCGATGAGCTATCTGTTAGGTAGAAGTTGTGCATGGTCTCCATACGCTTGAGAGCCTTTTGATAGCGGGCTTCTTCGTCTGTCTTCAAAGCACCGCGGGTAAGGCGAGCGTGTGAAATGTTAGAGCGCATTGCGTCGTGACGAGTTTGTTGCTCATGGTTGCTCATCTCAAAGGACTGGAACATAGGTACAAAGCCATCTTCGTGCAAGTTAACTGCGGTCTGTAATGCAATCACAGATTTACCAGTCTTTGGTGGAGCAATAATCACAACAAGCTGGCCCGGCTGCAACCCTGCTGTAGCTTGATCAATCAAAGTAAATCCGGTGGACATACCAATCAAACCGTTAGGGCGCGTCTTTACTGCAAGGTACTCGTCGTAACGATCTAGCGGATTATTACTAAGGTTGATGTCATTTGTAGTGCCAAGACCCTCATCAAGAATCTTTGCAAGCCCGGCGCTCATAGAACTAATTGCAACGCCATGGTCACCAGAAGCTATGGCCTCTGCAGCATCTTGTACAATCTCAATTGCTTTTTGACGCTTGCGATATTCAACTAGTTGATCAAGCAGATACTCAATAGAGTCGTCGACTTGTAAAAGACGATAGGTAGGAAAGTTATCTTTGACCGTCACAGCTGTAGGTACTTCTGAGTACTTAACCCAATGTTGACGAATAAACTTCCAGACAGCACGGTTCTCTTCTACATAGAACCAATCATCTTGTAATCCGTACTCAAGGATGCTAGTTATATCCCGAGTACGTATTGCACGGCTTATTAACCGGAGTTCATTATCCGCAGCCATTAAACCCTCCCAAGGTCGTAGTACCAACTACCATATCGTAAAGCACGAGGCGGTATGTCAATTACACATACTAGCTCATTACGGTAAGGCAATTCTGACACTAGATCTGCAACTACCCTATACGCCTTTGCGTAGCGAAATGGATTAGTCCCTAAATTATCTAGGTCTTCCATGAATTCTTCCATCTCTTTTTGAGAGAATCCAAATCCTGCTAATTCTAGTATGAACCCGTTTACCATGGAATAATTCCAGAAACGAGAAAGCATACCGCGATCGTAAGTTATTTCTTCTGTTATGTGCGGAATAACACCAAGAAGTTTTTTAGTAACTAATTCTTTGTTAATAACGCAGTCTAAAGTTACTACAACCCTCTTAGGTATTTCGTTACTTAAGTCCCCTCCTTGCATTCCCTAAACCTCTACGTATCCGTATTTAATTACAAATTCACGAAACGTATCTGGTGAATTGAGAGCGTTTGCACTCTCGTGCGCTGGAGCACGTGAAGAGATCTTTAGTGGATACACGCCGTCATTTTTTTCTGCACGTGCGCTAACAGTGCGTACATGCTTACAGGCTTTGCGTGCTTCGTAACCCGGGCAAGTACAACGTACATTATCGCTTTCTAGATCAACTTCTACCTCAAAGACGCCCCTTGGTGATAGAAAAAATTGAACTGTACGCCACTCTTGCTTTGCCATTGTACTATCCTTCATTTCCTGCGGTCTCCCTCCGTTGAAATTATATTAATGGGTACAAACGCTTCGTGTGCAAAACTTTCCATCGCTTCGCCATAAACGTCGCCCCAGTTTTTAAGTGGAACATTAGTTGTAACTATAGTCGGTAGTCCTGCATTGTACCTAGACCTTAGCACAGCATCAAACGTGCTTTCAGCCCACCCGGATGCAGTCCTATGTTCTTTACCAAGATCGTCTAACACAAGCAGACTTATGTTATCGGAACCAGGTACATCACCGTAGATCTGCTCCATTAGGTAACTATCAGAACCATCTTCTTCTTTCCAAGATCGTTGCTGAATGCGCAACAACTTTGGATAATCTACAAATAGTGCTGGGTTTTTTACAGAAGTTTCTGGTGGGCCCCAGACTTCTGGATTAGCCTTCCGGAGGATCTCCTGCAGTACCACACTAGCAAGAGTAGTCTTCCCGTGTCCTGGCTTGCCGACTAAAAGTAATCCCTTGCCACACTTGACTGAGCCCTGAGCCTTTATGATTTTCCCAGAAATTACAAGGGAAATCCAAGTTTCTACTGCAGCTTGGGCATTTCCGTCATACGGCTTTAGGTCATCTAGTTCCAGGCCTATAAACCGCTGGGGTATCCCAGCCAGATTTATCTGCCGGCGCACCGATGGCCGTAAATCAGATAGGTCGTACATTAGCCCTCCAAAAGCTTTAGCATCTTCTCCTGATGGTTCAGGAAGTCTTCATCAGCATACTCTACCGGTAAGTCATTTACGTACTTTCCGTGAACGGTTGGGTAGTACGCAATGAACCTACGCCATAAAGGTTGCCCTACACCTAGGTCTTTTGTCAAACGCGGATCGTTAAAGAACCCGCGCATGGCTTTTAAGACGGTATACCTAGCGATTCCTTCTCCAACCTTTTGGTTAATCCAGGACGCTAGTTGCTGGCCGTTTACTTGGCTAGGCGCCCAGCTATCTAGTCCACGCACTAAGTCGTAGAACTCTGCTACCAAATCGTTTGTAGTCCACTCTTGTTCTGGCCTAGAGCCCCTAAGCATGCTATCCGGAACTGCACTGAACTTAGTCTTTTTGTATTTCTTCTTGCGCATTTCCTTTTTGTCTAAGGGATCAGTCAGTTTGCCTATGGCTCCTGAGTCTGAGTCATCAATCTTTGCCTTAGGTACTTTTGGCTCATCTTCAAATCCTGGCCAACTCATTTCAACATATTCCTCTTCCTCGGGCGGCACGCCCGATACTTTAGTAGAACTTACGTTAGTAAGTTCTACTGAAGTACTATTAGCTTCTAAGCTATTAGCTGTATCGTATAAAAGGGTGCCTGAAAATCCGTCCCCGGTAAACCAGGCCTGGGTAACCTGTAGCTGGTAAGACCACTGACCGTTTTCAGTCCTAAAACTTACCTCGGAAACATAGCCTGCAGATATTAATTCGCGCACAGCTTTACGCACCGCATCACGGCCCTCAGGCACTAATGGATATATTTCAGCAGCACTAAGCGCTTTGCCTGCTGCCATGTAAAGGCCCCAAATGCCTTTAGCACGGAGCGATAGTTTAGAATCCAGCAATGGTGCAGGATCAATCATCTAGCCCTCCTAGATATTTATAGTGGCGGTACCCGCCTAGGTACGCCTCGAATTGCTCGCGGATCCCTTGAGTCAATCAAGGTGCTAACTAACATAGCACATGTCATGCCACCAAAGGAACTAGCAAGTGATAGGAACACTAACACACCCCATCCGGAAGTGCCAATTGAGACTGCTCCTATTAATGATAATACTAGCGCTAGAACTCCCCTCCATTTTCCAAGGGAAATTAAGAGTTCTTCAACTCCTATTAATACAAAGGCAGTTGCCAAAGAGATAATTACTAAATCTGTCATACCCTCACTATACCCTAAGATGTTTCTCTTAGTATTACCCTATCTACAAAGTACGCATTATACCCAGATGGGGTTGTAGGGGTAAAAGCTACGTTGATTCTAGCATACGAAGTTCCTATAGGCGGAGTCACATACCCGTCCGCAATATTCCAACGATTTCCATAAATACCAAAGGTATTTCCAGCACCGTTTGTGTTTCCGCCAGTCAAGGTTAAAGTGTTTAAGGTAGATGTCCCTAAAGAAGTTGTCTTATCGGCACCGTACCAAGTAATAGTTACAACGTAGTCTCCCTTTGAGCTGTTGTAATCAGAACTTGAACTACTAGTTGGGGCAGTTTTAATAGCCATAGACACATAGTGACGGTATCCTGGAGAAAATATAGGAGTCCAAGGAGACGTTACACTCAAAGAAGCTGGAGTTGAAGAAGTACTGCCAACTAGTAACCAGGAAGGACTATACGCTCCACAAAGAGTATTTTTTCCAGTTCCGGGGTCCACATATAAAGACCCCATGCCGGTGTAAGACAACACGGTAGTCGTAGCTTCTACTGGCACCCATCCCTCAGTACCGTTTTCAAAAGAAGAGTTAGGCACAAGAGAGCTATCTGATTCCGGCCATTTAGCAGGCTGTGGCTTTCCATATATAAACTTTTTCTTCATGTCTAAAGGTAGATAGTCTGATACGGCTAGACCTAATCTAACAAACTTACTTTCACGTCTAGGCCAGTAATAGCTTCTACCTGAATTATTTAGATAATCTTCAGAAGAGTAAATTGTGTAGGAGGTATCTTTAGGGTTAGCATTTCCTACAGAAGATGCTAAAGCCGGATCTATAAAAGGCGTGGGTGTTCTGCCAACTTCTAGTTGAACTCCGTCAATATACATAGTTCCAACAGGACCTCCTATACCAAGGCGACATCCAACAGTTGATGTAGAAGTATTTCTAGGTAATGTAAATGTCTGGCTAATTCTTGTCCAGGTATTAGCTGGAACATATTGGCCGTAGTTACTTGCCACACTAGATATATCAATTGCTTGTCCGACATTAGTTCTGTATATTGCGCTAATGTGTCCAAGAGAGCCGTATGTATTGGTTCCTGAGTTATTACTAAGAATAATGTTGTAGTACCCTGCAGTAGCTGTATAAATATAAGCAGATGCAGTTACGGTTTCTCCACCATAGAAAAGATCTGTACCTGTGTACCCCGTATTTAAAGTCTTTTTAGAAGGATATTTAAGTATGGTATACACATTGTGATATGCCCCGGTACTTGTTATTACAACCTTTAAAGACTTAGACCCAAATTTAGAAAAATCTTCACTGACTGTTGAGCTAGCATTAGTATTTGACCATCTACTTGCAGCAGAGCCTGTTGTGAGGCCGCTAAAAGTAGACTGATCTACCCAGTTAGTGCGTACTCTTTTTTCCCATAAACAGTCAACAAGAGCAACAGCATTTTCAGTTAATGGGTTAGTAAGAGATGCGCCTCCAGCCCCACTAAAGAAAGTATCAAGTACTTTACTCTTTTCAAGCAAGCACGCATCAACCCAATATTGTTCCGCACTTGAAGTATTTGGAAAAGATATAACTGCTTTAGCAATTGGAGCTCCATTATCGGGCACATATTTAGGGGATCGAACCGTGTAGTAGATTCTTGTCCATGTATCCGGATTTACTGTGACTTCACTAGAGTATTTTAAATTTGGAACAGTAGTTAAATACTTACTATACCCATCTTCAAGAATTGTTGTTTGACTTACTTGCTCTACTTTTCCTGCTAACCCAGTAAGACTTAACGCAGTAGTGTCATACGTACTTATTGTAAATTGAGTGTCATTTACTTTAGTAATAATGTACGTTCCATTAAAAGTGTATACGTAGGGTATGCCAGAGTTAGTTGTACTTCCAGCTACATCCTTATACTTAGTTAAATTTATTTTTTTAGTTTTTGTTACTATGCCTTCATTAGAAATAAAAGTGCAGGATTGTATATTAAACGTATTACCTACAGCACCGTTTTCTACATAAACATAGACTATTGCGGAGACGGCACCAGCTGGTGGTGATAACGGAGCAAACGTAAATGTTGACCAAGAGTTAGTTATAGTAGAGTCAACACCGTACCCTGAGATTGGTGCGCCGGAGCTATCATAAAAAGATATATTAACGCTAAAAGGTTTACTTATATTTGTTGCAGCTTTTGCTACAAGACTGACGCTATAAGTTCCTGTAGAAGTTACCGGTATTCGATCTACTAAAGAACTTCCTATAGCTGTTGGAGACGTTGCCGATCTTAATACTAACGTAGTAGCGTCATAAGTGTCTGATATTACTACCTGATCTCCAGTAACATAGCCGTGTTCTTGAGAAGTAGTTATTGTCGTTGTAGAACTGCCAGCAGTTCTAGAAACATCCGTGATAGTATTTGAATTATTTTTATCGCCTGTAGGAAATGTAAATTCTAGCCCAACTTTTGCAGTTTTTGTATTTGGGCCTTTTACATATGCGCTAAAGGTATACCAAGAATCAGGCTCTAATACCATCCAGTCTGAGTGAACAGCTCCAGTAGTTGAGTTAGCTGTAAATAAGCAAGAACTAGAGCCAGTTTTATAATTAGAAGTATCTAGTGTTAGACGGCCATTTAAATAGCCCCAGCTTGATACGTCTACTTCAAAAGAAGGGTTACGAATAAGGTTAGTTCGCACAGCGTCTATTTGAAGAGTTGCAGTACGTGCTTCTTCGTATATTGGAAGACCCATTTTATACGAGATATTATGATTGTCTGGGAATTTAGTAAACTGTAAGCTGTCTAAATAAAACTTATCTGCTGAAGTAGCCCCAGAAATATAAAGCTTAATGCCTGCGTATGCTGCAGTAGCCGGTGCAATAATTTGATCATTGTATAAAGAAGACTCAAACAAGTACCACGTATTTGCAGTTGTAGTAACGACTTTAGTACCGTAGTTAGAGCTTCCTACATAGTTACCTTGAAAATCAAACCATTCAATAGCAGCTTGTATTCCTGCCGTTGACGTTGTTCCGGAAGCATTTCCTGTAGGTCTTCTTACGTATCCTGAGAAATAGTATTCATTTCCGGGGGTTACTGGCACACTCTGAGAAGTCTTAGAAGAATTAGCAGAGTTATAGTAGGTTGTCATAGTTGCAGAAGTACCTGCCAAAACTACTTGCCCATACCAATCACGGCCCATATTATCCGTATCAGCCAGCTTTAATGTAGGTTTATCTGCCGTAGATAAATCTGAACCACTTGCACCATATTTTTTTGCGAAAATAATAGAGTGCGTTACTGTGCCTAAGGTTCCAGTAACTTCTGCAATTGTAGGACTATTAACAACATAGGTAAATGATGTGGTACTTGGAATACTTTGAATTACGAAAGTCCCATTATAGATAGATCCGTTTGCACTTACTCCAGATACAGTAACCAAATCATTAACGTTAAAATTATGGTCTGAGCTCAAAGTAATAACTGCTGAAGAAGGAGACCCATAAGTGCTTGCTACTTTAGTTTTTGTAATACTAAATGAGGTTGTATCTCCGCCCCAAGTTCCTACGTTGCCTTCAAAAGAAGATGTAGCAGCGTTAAGCATTAAGTTAGTGCCTATACCTACAGTATTTGTAAGATGAGTAAGAGATCTTATGTACGTGCTTACTCCAAGGCTAGATCCCTTTAAGGAGTTAATCATGTTACCAAATCTGTATAGGCTTTTTCCGTACTTTGTGCCTAAAGTTGGTTCGTAGTCAAAACCTAGATTAATTAAAGCAAGTTCTAAGTATCTTCTAGGAAGTTTACGATAATTACTAGAGTTGTATAGGTTGTCTACTTGTTGGTTTAGCTTATCGTAGTAAAATCCAAAATTATATAGGTATTTGTATAAATCAGTTTTTTCACCGGTAACTGGATCTATAGTATCTGGATATGAAGCCATGCCACCTATAGAATATTTTCCTGTAACCCAAACACTAGGCAGTAGCTGCATTAATTTAAGAGTTGTATTAGCAGAGTCTTCTACAACTATAGAGTCTGCAGAACCACAAAAAAACCAATCAACGCTGTTGTAAACCCAAAAAGAATAAGTAATTTCAGTACCAGCAGGATATTTAGTTTCGTTATCTAGATAATATCCGTTGAATGCAGAGGCACTGCTTGGAACTTTACCGTCTGTACCAACTGCATCCCCTACAACATATGTAGCATAATTAGGATGGTCAGGAACGCCGGAAGGAGATTTTACAATTTTCCAGTGAGTAGCAGCATGGCTTCCACCAGAGATAGTTAAATCTATATCTACAGAGCTCCAAGTTAATTTGTTTTTTCTGTAGTCAGATTGAAATACCGTTAAATTTGCGTCAAAAACAGTTGTTGCTGGATCTTTAGCTCCATAAAAAGTTCCAGAACTAGTACTCGGGTTATAGACAAACCCGCTGTTATATCTTGCCATTTAGTATACCGACCTTAGAGTATTAATCGTTTTCAATAATATGCTGATGAAATTTACCCGAAAGGTTGGATAAATCCTCTCCTAGTTTACCTACTTTTGTGTCAATTTTTGACACAGTTGACGACATATTATTTACTGCCTCCCGAAGACCCCCACCATTAGGACCAAACTGATGCTCTATACGCTCAAGTCGATCCTCAAGTCTTTCAGCAGTCCTTTCAAGATTTTCTTGACGATTGTCAATTCTTTTCCATATTTGCCGCACTGCAACAAAGGCTGCAGCCGATACAGACAAAATTTCAAAGGTGTACGCTACATTTGCTAAGCTTACTGCGGATCCTGACATAGTATTACATCCCGGCAAGAAATAGGGGATCCATAACCTGGATCACGTTAACAGTGGCATTTAGAGCCGTATATTGACTCTGCAAAGTAGAAATATCACTTTTAATAGTGCCATATGGCGCATTGTTTACAGTATCTGCATACAAAACGGCATTACTACCTACATAAGGAATGCCAGACTTATCAACCTTAAAGGCCACTGTGGAAGTTCCTGAAGCCTGGGTTTGTAGAAGATCCGAGGTGTTTCCAGATGATTGATTCTTTAGGGTTAATGCAACAGTTCCACTAGGCGCATTATGCGTCAAGTTACCGTATTTTAAGCCTCTTTCAATATTATCAAGGCGAAGCTTTACATTAGTAAAACTTGATGCGGTAGCATCAAACGCAGATGTTCCGGAATACGCATAGTTAATGCCGGTACCTAAAGTAGTTTCTATGGCGGTAACCGCATCATAGACTGGGTTTATGTCTGCCGCTTTTACTACGCTTACCAAGTCTGTAACTTGTGTAAAGGTATCTACTGAAGAAGCTGGAAATGTAGAAGCCATTTATTAATCTCCATAATTAGTGGAAGTTCCCTCCTTATATATTCTCTGATAATTGAGAATAAATCCTTTTAAACTCTAAATAACTACGATACCGTTATGCCACCACTGGCCGATATTGAAAGATTATCTGACTTCAAAATTGCAATTTCACCGGCGTTTATTGGAACGTCGCCAACAGCGCTTACATCTCCAGTACGGTTTAGTCTAGAAATCGTAGCGTTTAAAACTCCGGGGACAGATCTAGCTCTAACAATTATGTCAGACTGAAGAACATCTTCACCAAAACCGTAGCTATTGTAAGAAAATAATCCAATATAGGTATCTAGTAACATTTTAGCCACTTCGATCTGTACATCTCTATTTTTATACCTAGAGTCCACAGTCAAAGACAACGATAGATAAGTATCAACATATGTCGGTGGGAATACTTGAACCGTAGTATTTAGTGGAGACCGAGAAGATAACAGAGAGTAAACTCCGTCTCTAAGGGTGTACCAAGAGGAAGTTGGAGTAGTACTAGAGAAGGTTCCAGTACCACTAACTGCTCCAGAATTAGCTACAGAAAGAGTTACTGTAGTACCAGAAATATTTGTGACAGTTGCTCCTGTGCCAATACCCGTGCCATTAACGGCTTGTCCAACAGCTAGGTTAGTGGCAGAGCCAACCGTAATAGTTGTTGCTCCACTGCTTCCGGTAATAGAAGTTGTGTATGATGCAACCGTAACTCCAGGAGTTGCAGAATTATCGTTATACGGTTGAATATAGACCGTAACCGCTGAGGCTACTGCAGAAGATACATAAGATCTTCCTACACCATAAAGATTAAGCGCTAATTTAGCGTAGTCTTTTACCGTAACTGCTTGATTTCTTACAGCCAATACATTCTTAATATTTAGCCTTAGAGAAGCAAGAGTATCGCCATCAGTTCCACCAAAAGCATCTGCGTTATTTGTTACAGTGACTCCATAAGTTTGAAGCGCAGATTGTGACGTCCCTGGAATATAAGTTGGGTATGGATCTATAGGTGTTGTTGAGGCAATAATGTTTCCAGCTGCTCCTACCCCAACTTTATATATAGCAGAGACAATACCAGTAGGTACAGAACCAGACTCGTCATCGCCAAAAGCTACGTGTATATAGCCATCCTCATCTAGTCTTGTTGTATATACCTCAGAGTACGGCCCATACTCATAAAGATTAGATACTTTTTTCCACTCAACTAAAGAGTCTCCTTCACCTACATATACTCTAAGTGAATCATTTATAACTCCGTTGTGGGGTAGTTTGTACTCTTCATATGCGTATTGAGGAGCATCCCCAATCTTTAAAGGAACTAAGTATGAATTACTATCCAGTCCTCCAGACTTAGTTTCTCCTTCTATAGCGACAACTTGGGTACTAGCTCCAGCAGCTAAGCCAGTTATAGCGCTGGTTGTTTCAAAGTATGCATTAGTAAAATCACCTGTGTAGATCGGAGCTCGTACTTGAGTTCCGACAGGAAGGTCTATACTACCTGCAGTGTTATTGGTAACGGTAAGCGCCATATAGGCAGGTTGTGGGCCTGAAACTTCATATCCAACAAGGTCTGCAAAATTTAACAGCGTGTTTTTTTGAGTTGCAGTAGCTATTTGAGACTCATACATTGCTCTATCAATATAGAAAGAGATATTATCTCCAAGATAAGAAAAAGCATCTATAAGGGCTACTGTAAAGTCTGAGGAACTGTCGGGAGTCCATTCAGGTACTCTTTCTTGTACAACCTTAATTAAGTCAGCTCTAAGTGAGTCAAAGTCACGAGAAGTGTAGTCTGCTTCTGAAGCCATTAATATATATCTCCTACTATAGTTCCGTCGTCATTAAATTCATTTGCCGAAACTAATAAAGAGCCGGCAGTGCCATCAGGGTAGCGTAATCTAATATCTATAGTAGCTTCTCCTGAAGAGTTTGGTAATGTAACTTTTATATTTTCGATTACTAGCATTGGTAAAAAGGTACTAATTGCACGGGTTACAGAGGAAGATACAGCCCTCTTGAAGTCATTTCCTGATTCGTACATCGCTCTAGACATGTCAACGCCATAGTCTGATCTCATAGGTCTACCAAATACTAAGGTTGATAATAAAGTCATAACTCTATGAGTATAGATTTTATTACTATCTTCAGTAGATATTACTTTACCAAAAGTATCCAAAGTAAAGGGATAGCTAATAGCTTTCACAATCTAGCTCCAATCTGTCTATACATCTTATCATTACGCCTTGTTATAGAGTCTCTTAAATCTATACTTGAATTACATTAACTACAGCAGAGGGGGTAGCTGGGTATATAGGAGCAGTTGTGTGCTCAGCAAAATAATCCAAATATACCGTACTAGTAGAAGTCCATTGAAATTCGATGTAATCACCGGCTGCAAGTGTAAGAATATAGCTAAATGCAGGTACAGAAAAGTGGTTTTGATTAGATAAATCAAACTGCCATGTAGATCCAGGTACGAGGTCTACACCATTTTTTCTTATCCAGATATTAATTGCAGGGCTACCGTTTACTGTTTGGTGAATTTGCCCACCAAATTGAAAGTTATAGGTGCCAGCATTAGCAACTTTAATTTGAGATCCGCTAACTAAAGACACCCCATTAGATATCTGAGTTGCATCAAAAGTAATTGTTGATACTCCTGTAGTACTAGTCTGCCTTACGCTAGACGTAAAAGACCCGCAATATCCAAGGTATGTACGATTAGCATAGCCAGCATCCGTAATCCATAGTGGGTACCCGGGATCACCAGACTCAAATATAACCCAAACAGATTCTCCAATAGAAGGAACTCTTGTATCCGCTAAAGCACCCGAAGAAACACAGGGAGGTACTAAAACCATAGTGTCTGATCCGGTAATTTGAGGCACTACTAAAGTTAGTCTTTTTTTACCTTCTGGATCCACATTATTTAGAACGCTAGCTCTATATACCCCATAAAATCTAGGCCTATTTAAAGGGTCTATAGAGTAATCAGAATACAGATTATAGCTCATGCTGTATCCCAACGTGGTTGTCTTTGAGAGTTAGTAGTATTTGGCTTAAAGTGCTCATAATGATTTACATGCTTAGAAGAGCTAGGTAATTTTTTATCAATAAACTCTTTTACTGGATCTCTAACCCAAGGTGGCGGCGGAGCTGATGTTTGAGATTTAATTATACGAGGGTTTAAATTTTTAACCGTGTATTGCTTTGAGTCTCTATTAGCAATAGTAAATAATTTATCTTGTTCCCCTAGTATTTTTGGGTACTTTTTAACCAGTGTCTTAGAAACATCTTTAATTGGTTTTTTATATTTTATGCTTAACAACATATCGTTTGAGCCCAAATGAACTTTCATAGTATATTTAAGGCTGTCATTAAATACATGGGTTACAGATATTACAACCCATACCCCAGACATATTGTCTCTTAATCCAGCTAAATATATAGGGTCATAGGGTCTTAGTGGAGCGTGGCCAATTAAAACTGCATTGGCCTTGTATTTATATTGTGATCCACCGCTATACCCTTCAGCAATAAGATTAGCTTTTGCCGCATTCTCTACTACTTCATGGGTTAGGGAAAGCTTTGAATTATCAAGATCCATTTAATTTACCCCAATTTTGATTAGTATTTATAGGCCCACTGGCGTGAATTGAATTATGTAATCCAGTTCGTGAATTAAAAGCATACCTGTTTCCATGATTATTATGCAGTTCAATTCCAACATCACCAGCATTAGTTCCTGGAGATTCTATAGAGTCTAAAGCAGTGAAACTTAATAATGTCTGTAATCCAAGAACGCCTTCAGGGAAAGTAGCAAAGTGAAAAAATACTGGCGCGTGCTCTAGTTTTTCAGCCACAATAAGGTTCCTAGGCTTAAAAATAAGCGTTTTATTCTCAGCTCTAAGAGCATACCCGGTCTTGTGAGACAAATGACGTAGTAACTGCCAATGGGTTTGCCCTGATTGAGAAAGATTGCTGTGCACATAAGGGTGGGGGTGTATATGGCCTTCAAACCCATGTTCATTAGCTAGGACATTAGCAACTTTATCAGCGGTATGGTTTTTATATACTTTTTTACTTGGTATTCTAAGAACCGAAGAATTATTGACGCATACTATTCTAAATGTATTTCTATTAACAGTTGAATTTTTTTCTATTAGTTGTACAAACCCAATAAAGATTTCTCTATGATTACCGCTCCCCCAAGTAAAAACTACAGGATCTCCTTTTTCAATAATTCCATATGTATTTCTATCTAAAACACCTTTAAAAAGGATAGACAAAACATCATGAGCGCCCTCAGCCTGATGCAACTCAGCCTGAGCAGCCGTTTTTCTAAACTTAGGTGTTCTAGGAAATTTTACATCCCAATAGAGAGTGCGTTCAATTGGGGTATACATTACTTAGGAATCCTAACAAGTGTTCCCGGTGCAATATTAAAAGGGTCCGGTATTTCAGGATTTATATCCATAATTTCATGCCAACGGTTAGACGACCCTAAAAATACATCAGCTAGGATGTCTACCCGATCCCCTTCAGCAAAAAGATAATTAATGTATTTCCAAGTGCCTTCTGAGTAAAATCTTCTAAAAACGTATACGTCATAGGACAGGCCGTCCCTACTTGGAACTTGACTAAAAAACCCATCTGAATAACGAGAATTACTATCTATCATTTTTATGGATTCCTTGATCCCCATCCAGATCCTGTGCCTGGAGTGGTGGTAGCACTATTAGTATCCGCAGGTGGTCCCCAAGTAGGATTCTTAGCTATTCTACCGCCCTGGCCATCATCTACAGTATACCTATCATAAATAAAGGTGTCGTCTTCTTCTACCGATCCATATGATGGATCAGGTATACGGAACATACTAAGAGTTAAGTTAGTCATTACCGGAATCATATCTTCAGTAAACATATAGTGACTGACGCTAATATCAGTAATAATTACCTTGTATCTAAAATCTTCATTAATGTAGAGCCATACTGGAGACTGAGTAAGGTAGCCAAAATCAGAAATAGGTATTGATGCGGTAGGCCCTAATACAGGGTCACCATTCAGTACTCTATATAAGAAGTCAATGTCATACTCAGTACCTCTTTTAATAATTCCTTCTACATCTTCTACTGTTATAGGGCGTGGATAATCTGGGTCTCTTCCAGTAAAAGGAGTTACTACATCTTGCTTTTCTAACCAAAATGTTTTTAATGCAGGTATATCTACAACCCTATTTATAAGTAGGCTTAGGCTTAATTTTTGAGCTCCTGTAAGACCTACAGCCGTATCTTCAGCATTACCAATTTCATAGGGGGAAGCTCCAACACTGTGCGTAAATGTTTCAGGATTATACATAAATTCAAATCCCCAAAGTTGAGATACTTTTGTTTTTGGTTTTCCTTTGTTATCAATAGCTGTTTCAATGTCTTCAATAATATATCCACGTTTATTCGCTTTTTGCAGGTCTGCAATAACGCTAACATTAGCGCTATCACTTAATTGATATCCAGAAAAAGCAGTTGGAGATATTGGTCTACTGACATTATGGGGAGGAGGATTAAACTTACCCTGCCTTCCCTTAAATAGATCTCTAATAGTCTCAGGAGGTTTTGGCTTAGGCTTCTTTTTAGGCTTCTTCTTTTTAGGAAACTTTTCTTTATAGTAAAACGCATACTTAGTTAAATGTGGGTCGGCAGATGTAATTCCATAAGATACATAGATAACAGCGCCTGGAGGAGTATTTGGCGGTATATCACTAAGAACTGCCAAATCACCTTTTGAAGTTTTCTTAAGTCTAATAAACACAACAGGTCTCTTATTTGCGTTTGCCGTACCAGTGCCGCCGACTTCTCTATCAACAATTGCCACAGATCCATCAGAATTTAAAGCAGCAAGTTTACCTTGTTTAGAAAGTTGCTTATAAAGTAAGGAGTCTGTATCTATATGTTTATCTAAATTAGTCATTTACTCTCCTAATAAGTTCCAATTTTAGCTGTTCTCAAATCTTTTTCAAGAAGGTTCTTTACATCATTAGCAAATCTTCTAGCGTCATTAGCGCTAGTTCCATTCACAGTTACATTCATATGTATTACTACGCCTGAACCAGAACTAATACTACTAGAACTTCCAACAGGAGATCCCGTATCCCCACCAAAAAAGTCTGTCCAGTTACTATTTATAGAGGAAATTTTTAGAGCGTTATCTTGCTGACCTGGTTGTCCCGGCATGCCTGGGGCTCTAACTTTGCCAGTACCAGAGTTAAATACGTTATATGCTGCGTGCCAAACTGATTGCAAAGCATGCTCTACTCCACTTACAAGGCTTCCAACGCCGTGCTTAACTCCTTCTAGGAATCCGCCCTTTCCAGCAACCCCAGATAGGTAAGGGCGAGGATCAGTTTCATTTGTATTAGGGAAGTTTCCTTTACGTATTTCAAAGTGTAAATGAGGGCCTGCAGCAGCTCCGCTACCAGACTGTCCAGATAATGCAATTTTCTGACCAGCTTTCACTGTTTGTCCAGCTTTTACAATGCTCTTAGAGAGATGGGCGTACATACTCTGATATCCGCCATGATCAATTACTACAATATTTCCGTAAGGCTCCCCAGCTCCAGAAAGTCCTTGGCCTTTTCCAGCATACTTTACTACACCTTCTTTAAAGGCTTTTACTGTAGAGCCAGACTTTACGCCATAATCTCTACCTGTGTGGTATCCCTTCCATCTCCAGTAAGTATTGTTTTTAGGCTTTTGTCCATAGTCTGCGGTAATTGGCCCATCAGTAGGAGACCCCATACCACCGGCCACTCCACCATGAGCAGAAGATACTTTATTTTTAGCATGGCTATGGGTGTTTTTACTATTGCCTTCATACTTATTTAGGTATTGCTTGTATGCCCCAGACTTGTAAGTAGACCAAGGACTCCAGTCTCTTCCCTTGTTAGAAATTGCGTAAGCAGCTTTAGCATTAACTACAGGATCAAATAAGTCATCATTTGATTTAAGCCCAAATTGTTTACGTCGAGCAGGCCCCATCTTACCAATCATATTAATTTGGAATAGGCCGTAAGAATTATCGCCAGTGCTTGCGTTTGTATTATGCGCGTTTGGATTACCGCCAGACTCGGCAAACGCTACTGCTAATCCAATCTCCTGACCTTTTATACCAAAACCGGCTTGACGTAAAGCACTTTTTATACTTGCAGAGTCTCCACCAGTATTAGGATCTTGTTCGTCCCTATGCTCTACTTGCCATCTGTACAAATCATTAGACTCTGTAGCAGCTTTTGCACGCATCTGCTGTTCTCTAATAAATTGCTTGGTTTTTTCATTAGGCTTCATTCCTGAAACGGTATAAGCAAGACCTCGAGCAAGCCCTACTCCCGTACCGATTACTGCTCCGGCAAGACCAAATCTAGAAGCCCCTGCTGCGGCATACCCGCCCATATACCCAAGGGTAGTTCCAAAGTTATCTAGGAAACTGTGCTCCCCAATACCGTGTCTAGCACCCCATCTACGAAGTGCCGGCACAGCCCAGTTTGTTCCCATACCTATAGCTGCTACAGTTCCAAGACCTGCTGCCATAGGTAGCGCTTTAGATAGAAATCCTCCACCTACTTTTTCAGCTACGTGTCTTCCGCCACCGCCAAATAACGCCCTTTTTAATTTAGTCATTACTCCAAGAGCAGTTGCTCCCGCCGCTGCCGCTACTCCTCCAGATGCCGCTGCCCCTCCTGCGGCTGCCGCTCCTCCCGCTACAGTTGCTGCTGCTCCGGTAGCCGCGACTGCTCCGGTAGCAGCTGCAGCTTCTCCAGCCGCTATTGCACCGGTTGCAGCAGTGCCTGCGGCCGCCGCTTCCGCCCCAAATCCTAGGAATTTACCAGCTGCTGCGGCCGCCTTTCCAGCCATTCTTAATCCTAAGTAAGTACTAACTACATTTCCTACAGAATGAGCAGCACTAGCTAATCCACCTGCTACAGTAGCTCCAGCATTTCCAGCTTGAGGCAGGGTATCCAAGAAGCCTTTTAGTCTTCCAAGGTTATCCACAACTCCGGGCAATACTTCAGCAAGTCTAGAAAATCCATTATTAACAGCTGCTTGCGTATCCATAGCAGCACCAAAACCTTGAGTAAGCCCCTTACCAGTAGCTTGTAAAAGTCTTGCTTCACTAGTTTGAGCCTTTAATATCTTACGTAATGGATCATCAGCTTTAAGCTTCATCACGTTATCCATGACATCTTTTGCGCTCGTAAGATTTAAAGGCTTACCTTTATTTTTAGCCTGCATAACCATTGTCATCGTAAGCAAATTGGCTAGATTAGAGTCGCCACCAGCAGCTGCTTGAATGTCTGCATAAGCTTTGGAGCCGGGTCTAAACCCTTGCATAATATTTTCTACAGTAGGCTTTTGTCCTGGATACATTCGACGCATCAAGTCATTAGCAAGTTGACCAACTGGTCGCAGATTTCCTTGGGCATCACGAGCACGAAGACCAAGTCTAATAAAGTTATTATTATTAATTGCTGCCTGTCCTGCAGCTACTTGTTCATTGCTCATGCCTGTAATAGCACTAAGCCCACCAATTTCGCTCATATAATTTTTGTATGAGGTACTCATAGTAGGTAAGACGCCAGCCTGTCCTAGAATAGACATTGCGCCTTGCATGCCAGTTGCGCTAGTAATGCCGCCATTGCCAAAAGCATTACTTTGATTAATAAGAGTTTGGTAATTTTGACCTGTTATAGTAGCAATGCCCTGAGACATAAGTCTCTGGTTAACAGCGTCCATAGTATTAGGCAACATGCCGTAACCAACAGCGCCTACTTTTAAGACGCCACTTGCAACAGAAATTCCATAATCAAGCTTAGTTCTTGGAATTTTAAATTGTTCCATCTGAGCCATAATTCTCTCAGATGTGGCATTAATGTCCATGCCCAGACCGCCACCGGCTTTTGGATTGAAGCCGGGGACTCCTATGTTACTTATAGAAGCGCCCCCGCCTCCTCCAGGGTAGTCAAGACCAGAAAAGCCTCCAGGACCTGCTACAGAGCTTCCTGAGCCTACTGAAACACTTGCTGTGCCCCCAACCTTGCCCTTACCCCCATACATTTTTGACCATGTAGCATAGATCCGCTGCATGGTTTTTTCTACGTCAAGAAGGTTTTTCTTCCACTTTAGAGTTTCAGCATTGATTTCTTGCAGGACTTTTTTACTAGAGTAATTACTCTTAGGTCCTCCCCCGGAAGGGGGTAAAAGACCGTCAGTAGGTGATGCCACTACTGTCTCCTCTAGTTAATCGTGCTGCGGCTTTTTTAAGCCACATCAAGCGTTCTCTATGTGTCAGAGACTTTATTTCAGATAATGTCCAGCCAGTAAACGTATAGCTTAGAATCTCGTAAGACTCTACTAGGTACTGGTAGACCTCCGGCCTAAAGTCGAAACAAATCCGCTAGGGTAAGCGGAATCGGGACCTCCTGCCCGCAATCTAAGCAGTTTTTAGAAATAGCGCTTAGGTCAGGACCAGGATTATTGTCTATGATTGCCTTTAGGATTGTACGTCGATCCTGCATTCCCAACTTACGTACCTGGTTAGGGTCTAAGATTGGGCTGCCATTGATGCTAGTAATACATTCCTTAAGAAGGATGCTGTCTAGCTCCGCTGGTGTTTTGTCTACAGATGTGATTAGTTTCTTTTGTACTGAACCATCAGGTAAGTCAAAAGCTACTTCACCGATTTTACAATCTACCTTGAATGAACGAACTTGTGAATCTTTTAGGCGATCTAGTTTAACGTCTTCATCTAAATCAACCACAAAGTTTTGCTCAGCTTCGCAATGTGGACATGCACCTTTTAGATCAAGGGTAGATCCAAAGGTTACTGAACGAATCTTCATGATTAGATACTCACGGTCTCCTGAGAGTAGTGAGTCCAAAACATCTGGTGTACAAGGGGTATCCCCGATCTTTACAGTGCCCCTCTGCAAAATTGCTAGAAGACTGCGACCGTAATCTTTGATCTTTGAGAGTGCTTCCTCGTCATCACCATTAAGCTCCCTAATCTCTGCACGGAGTGTAGTTTCCCCAGTAAAAGGGTCGTACAATCCGGCTAGCAGTTCTACATCCCCAGAAGGAGGGAGAGCAACCTTTGGTGCAGAAGATTCTTCTACTTCTTCCAACACCTCAGGTTTAGTCTCTCCCTCTTCTAGAGGCATAGATAAGGCTGCCGAGATTAGCTGTTTTGCGAGCTCTGGGTTTTCTGATGCACTAATTGTATTCATATCTTGAGTCATTTTATATTCCCTCTAGTAGTAGTTGTTAGACTGTGAATTTAGCTGCGGTTGTGGCGTAATCAGGTGCGTAGTTGACATCAAAGCCTTCATGCACAAGAGTCATACCTTCAACCATAAGGCCTTCTCCACCCGAGTTCAAGTCACCATACACCAAGCTAGTAATCCAAGCGTTGTATAGTCTGAAGCGCATTGAGACGTGCAAATCGTAAGGATTTGTAGCGCGTGCGCCAGTGCTTGTCTTAGTATTAGCTGGGTTTGGATGGCTGATTACCGATACATCAACGTTGCAACGGAAATCGTGACCTACACCTGCGTTTGTGCGGCCTGAGACCACGGCAAATAGCTGGCGCATCCACTGGTGATTTTGCTTGCTACCCAATACAGTTCCTCTTGTAAAGCTGACTGGCTCAAAAGCAGTCTGGCCTGGCAAGTAGTGAACCGTAGTGTTATAGCCACCTTCACGGTATGGGATAGCTTGTGTAGTAATTCCAAAGCCAGAAACATTGGTAAAACCAATGGTCTTTTGAAAATCTACAGCCGCAGAGCTTTTGGTGTCATGAGGGAGAAACTCCACCAAGAACCTAAAGTTACGAATTGGATCGGTAGCTACGCTACTGAATGGGTTAATTGTTGGGCTAGCCATTTTCTATGTTCTCCTTAAACCGTCGCGTCGCCGGTAATCTGGCCGATAGTGATTAGTACAAATTCTGCCGGGTATTCTAGAGCAACGCCGACTTGAATATTGACGCGGCCATTTGCAATGTCCGCATCAGAGGTTGTGGTTGAATCACACTTAACAAAGAATGCTTGATCTGGAGAAGATCCACGCAAGCCACCGCTTTGCCAGTAGATATTTAGGAAGTTTGATACCGCAGAGGTGATCTTGTTCCACAAAAGCGCATCGTTATTCTCAAACACTGCGAAGTTGGTACGATCCGTCAATTCCTTCTTTAAGTAAATAAGGCTACGACGAATGTTGATGTAACGGTTAGCAGAATTGCTGCTAAGAGTTCTTCCACCCATTACACAAATACCAGCTCCTGGGGTTACCTTAAGAGCGTTTACTGGATAAGCAGCGCCTGAAGTACCAGCGGCAATACCCTGATTTAGAGAGTCTAAATCAGCATTGGTTAGCTTTGCTGCTAGACCAACTACACCGGTAAGACGGCTAGCGTATCCTGCTGGAGTCTTGAATACGCCTCTAGAAGCATCATTCTGCTGGTAAAGGCCTACTACAGCTCCGCCTGGCGCAACATTTACAGTAACGCCGCGAACAGCTTTGCTTGTATCTGGAATAGTTACCCATGGGAAGTACATAGCTGACTGTCCACCATCAACAGTAGCCACGGTCATTACTGAGTTCGCAAAAGACAGTGCGTTAGTTGCAGTAGTGTTGGTTGACAAAGGATCAACAACAACAAACGCATCGCCACGTCCTTCAGCGTACTTAATAACGCTGTTAACCGTTGAACCTACTGTGGTCTCTACCCAAGAAGCTGAGCTAGCATCTGGAAGGTTAAAGATTAGAGGAACACTAATTGAATCAAAATCAGCACTAGACGCACCTGCTGCTTCAAATACCTTGCTTGAACCAACAAAGTCTGATGGAGCAACGGTACCGCTATCAGCGCCGCTAGTTAGTGAATGTAGCCCGTCATTTGCAGGAATAGTTCCGGCAGCGCCTGAAGTACCAATATCGTCAACTGTAATGTAGTTTGACGTAGAATTAACGATTGACTTGAAATAGCGTGAGCTAGTCTTTGTCATGCTTAGGTCTGTAAATTGTTCAATAGGATTGGTAGCGCTTGCAGTAGTGCTGTTAAGAGGAGGTCCATACACAGTCAAGGCAAAGTTACTTGCAGTTCCGTTTACTTCAACCGCGTAGGAATTGCCCCAAGCGCCAACGTTTTTAGCGGAAACACTAACAGTATTTTGGGTGCTAGCGTTCTGAAGGGTAACGCTAGCTGCAGCTGCGGCTGAGGTTACAACACGGCGGATGTATGCGTCACGACCACCATTTGCAAAAAATAGGTAAACAGCAATGCTTGTAGGCACTGCAAAATCTAATGCGCCATAAAGTCTAACAAAGTCAGACCATGAGTTAATTAGAGTAGGGGTAGTTGGTCCTTTTTTCAAGTAACCAACAAAAGCAGCAACAGCATTTGATGATTCATTTTGATCAATTGCCTGCTGCAAAACATTTTCTTGGATAAATACGCCCGGACGTCCGAGGCTGTAATTCGCCATAATTTAGCTCCTTAGCTAATAGGGGTTAATCTGAGAGTGCCAGCTAGTGTTACGAGTTAGGTACGTTTGTATTCGGATAACTAGTAAATGTCTTATTTACAGTAGTTATTGTAGGTGCGTTCGCTACAAGAGTACTTGGCAGTATCTCGGAGCTAACTCTTATTGTAAAGACATTTACGTACAAGCGCTTGCCTTGCTCCGTAATATCTCTTTTTGTATAACCAAGAAGCTCAAGTCTACGAATAGTCTTGTCTTCTGGAATCTCAAGGGTCCCAAATCTAAATGGGAGTATGTTGGTTAAAAGGGCTGCAATAATGCCGCGATCATGCAGAGGCTGACGGGCATAAGAAGTCACCTGATAGTCAATAGCTACGGGTATTGGTAGCTCAGTTTTGTACTTAGTACTTGAATTCATGCCTTCTGGGGTATAGGGAAGTTGTGTAATTCCCCGATTATTACGGTCTCTTTCTTCCATAATGTCAACCAAATCAATGGTGATATAGGGGTAAGACTGCTCACGAATTTCAACATCAGGCTGGCCAAACCATACGCCTACTGGGCGAGACGGATTTTTAGCATCAGATACGGTAATGCCCTTTAGCAAGGTTTTTAGGGCTTTGTCTTCATTAATAATAAATGTCATTAAAACAACCCCACTACAAATTGGTCTATTGTTAATCCAATATTTAAATCATAATCAACAACAGATGGGTTTAAATCTTGATTAATAAACTTGTGGATAGCGTTTTTCTTAGCTTTTGGATAATCTTTATGGCCCGTTAGTTCTAGATCTACTACATCGCCGTCTAGGGAATCAGGCCATGTTACATAGTATAAAAATCCGCCATCGTGCATTACTGAAAGATTACGGCCTATATTTGAGGGCCAGTTAAAGTCAATAACGCTTTTTCTACGCAAAGCAGCAGTAGCTTTTGCAGCAGTAATATTAGCAAAGATTTCTGACCGTTTTACGGCAAGAACTGTAAAAGGAGTCTTGGTACTTAACCCTGGGATACTTGTTGAATTGGAACCTGATGTCACTTTTTACCCTTTAGCAGTGAGGCGCCAATCCAGCCAGCTGCTAAAGACTTAATGTTAAATTTATCAAGGCCCGCCACGCCTCGGAGAAACTCTCTACGATCAGCCTCAGTTTCTTTCTGAGCTAATTTCTGACCTAGTATAAACATCGCAATTTTCCTCTTCTTGAGGGCAGTACTTCAGCAGGTTCCGGATAAATCCGGTATCTCTATGAATGTACAACTAAATTGATAAATAATCTTAGTGAACTACTTCTTTTTTGGAGCAGCTTTTTTAGTCTTACAAGAGCACTTGCCTTTACCGCACTTTGAACATTTAGTATCGGTTTTCTTAGCAAACTTCTTGTTAGCAGCTGCTAGAGTTTTTTGTCCATGCTTGTTTTTTGGGGCTCCACAGCCACATGTTGCGCACATATTTATAGTCCTTATCGTGAGATTGTTAGTACGGCTACGCTTGATGCACCTGAAGAGATGGCATAAAGCTCTGAATTTACAGGGATATCTGTAAGAGTGTAAGAAGATCCCGCAGTTAATTTATAGCCATAAGCGCTAGAAGTTACGTTGGATCCACCTAAATATACGGTAGCTGAGCCGTCAATATTCTGAACAGTTACTGTAACAGTATTGTAGGCTTCGGAACCTGCCGTAGTAATAATAACTGGGGTTGAAGCATTGAGTACCTTAAGAGCGCCGGTAATAGCAGGTAGTGCTACGCCAGGCTTGCTTTCAGAGCCGCTAATCGCTCCAGTTACTGGATCTACTGAAATTGCCATTATTTCTTAACCATTCTTTCTGTGCCAGTTCTTGGCAGCTTTAATACCCTGCTGGGTAGTTTTAACCTTACCACCAGATTTCTTAGTTAGGTTTATATCTTTGTATTTTCCTGACTTTTTACCTGGGTGATCTACGTGGATATCTCCGTCTTTAGCTTTGTAGGCTACGTGCTTTTCCCCATCAATTTGAGCAGTTTTTGGGTTCATTACTTCCCTTTAACTTTCTTTAGATTAGGATTTTTCTTCTTAGCTGAAGCACTAGCCTTGCGAGAAGATGCGGCCAGAATAGCTCCGGCAGCTTTTTCGGATACGCCTTCTTTTTTAGCAATGTCTTTTTGCACAGCCTTAAATCCGGGATGCTTTTTAGCTGCTTTTTTCTTTTCTGCCATCTTGTCTCCTAAGCCGAATATTGGCTAAATTGTTGATCGTTTACTAACTCTTCAGGGTTAATCTGAGAAGCATCAAGAGTAAACAATGTATACTCATCTGTTATTAAACCACGAGGATAGAAATGTGTAGGCCTAAACACTTCATTTCTAAATACAATGCGATCTCTCAAGAAGTCGTCAGGAGAGGTAGGCATTGTAGGAAATAGTCTTTCTACGTCCGCCATATTAAGAGTAACTCTCAAAACGTCAGTATTGTAGAAACCTCTCTCATCTTGAAGAGTGGCTCCCTGATAAATAACTGCACTAACACAGGGAACGTCAAAGCCTGGGTACCATCTACGACCTAGCGCATTAGAGCCAACATCGTAGATATCATCAATTCCAGTATCTACTTTATCCCAGCGCCACCATTGAACTACCTGCCCTACGGGACGTCTTAGATCTTCAGTAATACCCGATAGGATTGAATTACGTTCAAAGTTAATGTCAAACCTTCCAGCAGGTTCTGCAGCTTTCATTTAAGCTCCTAAGCAGCTTCGTAAGTTCCCGTAATAATCCAGGTATCTCCTACACCAAAAGCTTGTTGGGCATTTGGCATTTGAAGAACCGTAAAGTTTGTTCTTGTTAGATATGAGACCGTGCTAGAGCCAGCAGTATACGTATTAGTACGTAAAATTTGAACAACCCCAACAGATGAAGAAGTAGGAATACCGCCCGCGGTGTATCCGTTAGTTCCCTTTAAGGATACAATTCCCGTAAATGAAGTAGATCTAGCTAGGCTTGTGTACCCATCTGGAGCCACAGAGGTACTCAAAGCCATGTTTACATTTCCAATACTAGAAGTAATATTAAGTCCACTAGAGTAAAAAGAATCTAGTTTTGCTGGAACAGGCAAGCTAAACTGAAATGCGTTAGTGCCCCAAATAATTCCAGACATTGCAAAAGTAGTGCTAAAAGATAATTTATACCTAACAGTCTTACCAATTTGCTGGTACCTAGCATCGCCAATAACTTGGTTGTCTGCTCCAACAAAATCAGTCGCTACTATCGGCTGCCAAGATTTCCAGGCAGGATTAGAGTTGGATTCCCCGTTTATTCTTACGCTCACGATACTTCCAGACCGAAACCATTAAATGATAGGGTAGTTCCAGCTGTACCACTAAGAACTACAATCTGATCATAGGCGTCTAATGCTAGACCTAAAGTAAAAGAAGTAGTAGTAAGAGGGTCAATAGTTGCAGAATAGGTGATGTACTGCTTAACATTTGACGGTGTGTACGTAGTATTTGTCCCTGTATTAACCAATACAGCAATGCTATAAGTACCAGCAATTGTAGACTGATTACACACAGTAATAGTAGATGCAACCGCAGGTCCTGCAGATGGAGCCGTGTACAAAAGGCTCCAAGTACCTACTGTTGGAGCCACTTGGCCTAATACTTTATATGTTGTAGCCATTAAATGGGCCTTTCTTCTCTCTTAAATAGTAAGGGTTTTTAGTTTTTGGGTCAGCCTTTAACCTGGAGACTTGTTTTATCTATGCCAATAGATGCATCTTTTAGACAATCTCCATAAGATTCATGATCTTGAGTCTTGCATCCCGAGCGACAATTAGGGTTTTTATTCATTATGATCCCCAAGGTCCTACATAACTAACTGTTTCTGAACCAATTAATCTAACCCTAAACCAACTATTAGCTTTTAGTACTGGGGAAGTACCAGTATTAGGAGTAGAAAAAGAAGGAACAATTGTGCCGGCAGCAGTTACTCTAAATACTCCAGAAATAGTTCCGTAAAATGAAGTGCCTGCACCTGAAGTAACCGCATTAAGGCCGCCTGTAGAGCTTGCAGCAAAAAATGATCCGCCCTGCGCCTGAGCAGTATTTGGAGTAGAGGTATCTGAGCCAACAGAATGTATATTTGCAGAGCCGATTGTAGCAGTTCCTGTAACTGTGCTATTAGCTCCGCCTGGGTTTAGCAAGTAAAAAGATAAGTTACCGGCAGATGTAGACATAGTAGTCATATATAACTGACACTCAAAAAAGTAAGTTCCAACTGGAAGTGATAAGTATGCTCCGGAGCTGGAAAAAGGCGCGTTAGTATTAGTATTATTAAATAATGCCTGAGAAGAAGTGCTTGCAGTAAAGGATAGGTCGCTAGTAGAAATAATAAAGTACTCTGTTGGTATATACCCACGCGCAGCAGCACCTACGTTGGTACCGGCAGTAGTTCCATAAAATGCTTTACCATCATATTCTACTGCTCCAGAAATAGGAGTGGATAAAAGAGTTCCAGGATTGAAATCTAGAGGAGCAGCAGTAGCAGTTCCAGTCGGCAGGTATACCGTTCCAGTAAATGTTGGGGATGCCGTTAAAGCTAATGTACCATTTCCAGTAGGCAAGTTAACAGTATTAGCAGCAGCAAGACTTGAAGTTGCTTGCAAAGTAGTTGAAAAAGAAGTAGAAGCAGCTTTAACGTTAATTGCCGGGGTAGATCCCTGATTTACGTTTATAGTTTGAGCAGTAACGCTGCTAGTACCTGCGGAAATAGTTCCAGTTACAGTTCCTGAAGTAGAAAAACCGCCGCTACCTGCAGTAATAGATCCGTTAGTTCCGGTTAATACTAGGTTATTTGCTGCAGTTGGAGTAGCTGAATAGCTTAAAGTACCTAAAGCTGAAGTGCCGCCAGTAGAATATAAAACACCTGCCGTAAAAGTATTAGAGCCTGTACCTCCTCTGGCAACCCCAACAGTTCCGGTGGTTAGCTGGTCAGCGTTTGCTCCCAAAGCCGGTAAATCAGACCAGACAGTACCACCATTACCAATCTTTAAAAGGTTATTGGTAGTATCATAGCCAAATTCTCCAACAGAAAGAGTCGGATTAACTGTACCCCAAGAACCTGCACCAGTTGCGGGGCCTTGTCTAACTTGTATTAATGTTTGAACTGCCATGTTAGTCTCTTATCTTTTAAGCCGTATACCTAAGTATAATAGCGCCTTTATAACCATTTCCTGGTGTAGAGATAAGGCGGTTTGTACTTGGCCTTCCTCCTCCTCCTCCACCACTTCCGTAAGTAGTTCCTGCAGTACCGCTTGCGTTTCCTATTCCGCCATTTCCTCCGCCTCCAGAACCACCGTTCCCGGCCGGAGATAAAGAGCTTCCAGCTCCTCCACCGGCAGCGTATGTCCCAAGATTTGTACTAGTTAGGTCAAGCCAAGTTAATAAAAGCCCATCTCCACCATTACGTACAGAGCCAGTCGAGCCAGCCCCACCTCCGCCGCCTGCTGAACCTGAAGTTGCTGCGGGAGTTACGCCGGCATTTGCATAGGAGGCTGTACCTCCAGAACCAGCATTAGCTGACCCAGCCGAATAAAGTGTGCTGAGTCCAGTCGCAGAAGTACTGTAGTACCAACCACCACCGCCAGATCCTCCCGTATTTCCGGGATTTCCGCCGCCTCTTGCAGTTATTGTTCCAAAAATACTATTACTTCCAGCCACAGATGGCGCAGACCCCGTATAAATTCCTCCATTTCCTACAGTGTAAGAAATATTTTGCCCTGCAGTAACCGCATATGAACTATGATAAACAACGCTCCCAGCACCCCCACCAGCTCCGGCGTAGTTTTCTGTTGGAGTTGGCGAAGTTTGACTGTACCCCTCATTTCCAGAAGCACCTCCACCAATAACATATACTTCAATAGTCCCAACAATAGTTGAAGGAACTGTCCAAGTTCCTGAACCCACTGTATTTAGTACTAGATACTGCACTGTTCCGGCCGCAGTATTTATTAATCTTCTGGACATTATGCAAACGCCTTGCCCGCAGAAAATCCATAAACAGCGGTAGTAGAGGCGGTTCTATTAATTACAAAAGTAATTATGTCAATTGCATTTGCTGCAGTTGAAAAAGTAGCTGGGGCTCCAACAGCCCATTTAGGAGTTACCGCTGACCCATTAACTTGGGTTCCGCCCCAAGTGACGCTTTTATTACCTGTACCATCTTGAGTAAACACTAAAGTAATTGTTGTAGAGCCAATGGGTACGTTAGTAAAAAGTAGCCCGGAAATATTTGCGCCATTAAACGCTACGGTAAATGTAGTACCTGTTGAAACATCTAGAGTAAGTGTCGTATTTGTACCCGGTCCTGTGAGGCTTGAAATTGTTTCAATTAACCCTCCAGAAAAAGTAGCTGTAATAGTTCCGGCACTAAAGTTTCCAGAACCATCTCTTTGTACAATTCTATTTGGTGTAGCACTAGACGTTGATCCATGCACAGCATTAGTTAGGGAGGTATGCGCAGTTAGATTTGACTGAACAGTTGTAGTGTAGTTAGAGGAATCCACAGATACGGAAACCCATTGAGTACCGTCCCAATATTTTAAAGAACTCAAGGTGTACCTCCAAATATAGCTGCAATAGTATTTGTGCTAGCAGTATCAACCCAAAAAACATTCGCTGTTGTCGCAGGCGCAGTAGCAGATACAATTGTGTCATAAATCGCTGTATCGTATGACCAAGTACCTGCCGCATTCTTTAATACGCCAGTGCCATTACCTAGAGCACTAATTCCCTGTAGAGCAGCACTATAGGCCTGTACATTAGTGCCAATAGTTAGTCCTAAATTTGTACGAGTAGTGCTTGCATCAGTAACTATGAATGATCTTAGTTTTAATTGATCAAAATTAACATTTGCATCATTAGTGCCAAAATCAACATCATTTGAGTCAGATTCAGGACCTCCAGACACAAGCTTCCATATACCGCTGTCATTATGGTCGCGAATAAGACCAGTATGCTTATGGCCACTAGTATCACCAGCAGGTCGGTAAGCACCGTAAAATCCAATGTCAATAGAGTCAGAGGTAAGATTACCGCTGCCTAAATAAATTAGAGAGTCAGTAACATTTAGGTTAGTTACATCAATTTGGGTCAAGCTACCGGTAATCTGACCATTAATATTAATGTTTCCAGTAATGTCTACATTACCTTGGACATATAAGTTTTTAGCTACTCCAAGACCACCAGAAAGAATTAGGGAGCCTGTGCTGTAGCTAGTTGATTGAGTAGCATCGCTAATGGTGACTGCGCCAGTAAATGTGCCACCAGCTTTAGCAATTTTAGAATCAATCTGATTCTGGATCGAGGATGTTACTCCGTCAACATACCCAAGTTCTGTGGCAGAAACGTTGCCAATAGAAGTAGTAGAGGGGAGTGCAAGAGTGCCTGTAAACGTAGGAGAGTCGCTTAGTACATTAGAGCCCGTGCCAGTTGATGTAGTAACCCCAGTACCGCCTCGAGTAACTCCAAGAACTCCAGCAGTTATTTGCCCGGTATTTATATAACTAACATCAGTAGAGCCCAAGACATGTGTGCCACCGTGAGCATTTGGATCGGCAGTTACATTAATATTAGCTGTGCCATCAAAAAGAGTTCCATTAATAGTTCTAGCAGTAACAAGTTTTGTGGCCGTTGCAGCATTGCCTAACAAGCTTGCAGTAATAGCCCCAGCAGAAAAATTACCTGAAGCGTCACGCTGAACTACATAGCTTGGGGTATTAGCACTAGATGAATTAAGACTTAAAATTGCAGAAGTTAAACTCCCGGTGTTAACAATAGGACTATTAACATTAACTACGCCTGAAGCTCCTTTAGCCCCCCCGGATCCAGCACCAACTATTACAGTGTCTGGGGTGTTGGGGCTAATAATAACTGTATCTGTCATCCTTGCCACCCTGGAGCATATGGGTCATTATTAACATTTGTAACTTGATCCTCAGTAATTACCGCGCCCTTTAGGTGGGTTAGCTGGTAATTAGGATCTGTATTTGATGTTATTTGAATATCCCAGATAGCACGACTTGGTAGATTCTTAGTCTGGTCACTTGTAAGCTGTAAAGTTGCCTTACCGTTAGCGCTGTCAGTAACTGTGATAACAAAAGTTGCCAGTACTAAAAGAGCCCCAGAGTATGCACGAATTTGCGATAGAAGCGTGTAGCCATCTAAGCTGAATGGGAAGTCGAGGTCTAACTGGTAAGAGTCTCCACGATATAAGAATATGTCGTAAGTAGCCACAGTTGCTGGAGTCTGATCCATATAGTTTGGAACAGGAACGTGCAGGCGCTGTGGACGAGAAGCATCGTCCAATTCTTGCGGCTTGTATACAGGAACATAACGATTTGTACGGGTAGATATCTTGTGAAGTGTAGCAACTTCAATACGATGTAGGCCAACGTTTAGAAGGGTACATAGTTCACGGTACTGCTCTTTACGAACCTGGATAAGTTCCATAAGCTGCCCATAGCGCTGTGCTCTAGGGATGTGGACGCCGTCTGGAGCCATGATGTCAATGTCATACGCAGAATCAGTAGCCAACGTAAACAAAGCCATAGTAGCCGCCAAAAGAATAACTGGGTATTCCTCAACTACTGGGAGATTGGCTAAAGTAACTCTAGAACCGTATGGGCTAGTTTCTGTGCCCGCATGCTGAGTAAATGCAATATTAATGTAGTTTTCAATCTCAGCGTCTGTAAAATAACGGTAATATCTTCCCGCTACAGTGATTATTGTGCTAGTAGATGGGGCTGTAGCAAGGGTCAAAACGCCTGTATGCTCTTCAATAGTTGACGTACTAGAGATATCTGTAGACCCCGATTTAACAGTTACTTGGGCAGGGTCTACGGCATATACGTCCGTAGTTCCTGAAATAACTTTAAGGTCTGCACCATTTACTGGGTAGTGAGAAAGGGTAAATCTTTTAGTTGAGCCATCTCCCAAAAAGGTTTCAACAAAGGTTTTACCAATGTCACCAAGTTCATTTCTAAGTCTATTTGATAGGTCTGCAATAGTTGCCACGCAAGTATCCTTTGTTAACTATTATCTAATTCATTATCTATACAATTAATGAATTAATCTGCCTAAAAGAGAAGCCCGCACCCACGGGAGGGCGGTCGTGGATGCGGGCGGCCTAACTAAAACTGATCAAATACGATCGTACAAGTATCCCTTATCTTGAAGGTGACGAGCTACGCTCTTTGATACTCGATACTTCTGACCAGCTTTAAAACTGTAATTGTTGCCTGCACCAATAGTTACCATGTCTAGGTCTTCTGCTACACGAATAACGGTGGTGTTGTCGGCAAGATCTACTCCGACGCTTTCTACTTCATCTATAACTGTTGGAACTGCTTGTGGGGTAGAAAGATCTACAACCTCATTGTCCAACTTTTCTTTAGCTACGGCAGTTGCCATAGTAATTTCTTCAGAACGACGGGCCTGTTCTTCGGCCTGTTCCTTAATTAATTGCTCGCGCTGACGACCTGTTGTGTCAGCAACTTTAGCTTTTCCAGCCATGATGTATTCTCCTAATGAATATCTCGATATTTGTTATAAAGATGAGAGGGGGCTTGCGCCCCCTCTCGGGGGTCTTGATTAGTTGGTTTCTGCGATAACTACAGACTGATCGGTGATCAAGCCTAGACCGTAGATCGAGTACCATGCCAAAGCATGCTCACGACCGAAGTCTAGAATACCACCATCGCGCAATTCCACAGGAAGTGAAATAGCGTGACCGAAAGCGTTGTCACCAATGAAGATTGCTGAGTAACGATCTGCGCTACCTGCACCGTACTTGGTAACTGGGGTGGTGTAGCCACCGCCGGTTGATACACCCTGAGGGGTTGCGTAGGTCTGGTCACCAACGTAGTTAGTACCAGCACCACCGGCTACCTTCTGAACCTGAGTGGTCTCAATGAACACGGTGTCGTACAAACGACCGATTTCACCAAGCATGAAGTTACCTGGAGCGGCGTACTTCGTTACTTCAATGAATTCAGGATTGTCGCGTAGACGACGGCTCTGGTGTGGGTGAACGAACGCAACGTAGGTCTCGCCTAGTCTTGGAATGTTCTTGGTTGCAAGGGTTTCCACAGCATCTTTAACGGTGTGTGGGCTTAGGTAGTAAGCACCATCCATAGCAACGCGTGATGCATATTCATCAGCGGTATTGCCATCGTTAAGGTTAGCTGCAGATGGAGTTGTACCGTATTCGTACCAGTTGTTGATACCGGTGGTTGAACGCTTTTCACCGTAGATTACGGAAGATGCGCCCATAAGGGTATCGCGAGCCTGGCCATCAAGGTACAGCGCCATGTTGCGACCTAGAAGACGTGAAGCAGAAGCCATAACATCATCGAAGGAAGCATTTAGTAGAAGTTCAGAAACAGCGATTGCGTAGCCATGCTCAGCAACGGTGATTGAGAACTGTTGTGCAGTTAGTGCACTGGTTGACATACGTACACCTTCAACCAGGGCTGAAGCAGCACCAAGGTTGTTGTAACGCATGAAGTTGATCTGGAGACCAGGAGCAACACCAAGTTCGGTCTTCTTAACAGCGAACTGTTCGAAGCGAAGGATTGGCATTGACTGGAAAAGGATTTCCTTTGACCAGATCGTCTGGATTGACTGCGTTAGCTGGCTGTTTGAGCCAGAATACGCTGTTGGTGAACCGGCAAGATTTCCGGTTCCGGTAATGGACGACGCCATGTCGTATTCTCCTTAATAGAGTAGTTGAATGTTTAAATTTGGTATTACCCGAATAGACCCTTGCCGCGATCAGAAGCTGCTTGACCAAGTAGCTTCCCACGGTATTTGGCGTACTCACTCACCGACATGGCGGCAATCTGCTCTGCCGTGAACGATTTTTGGTCCGAATTGTTGTCCAGGGGTCCTGACGCAGGAGACGTAATACGGCTCCCCGCCATTTCACGCCGAGCTGACGACATCGCCTGCTGGGCAGATTCAAGAATGCGTGCGGAACGCTCCTTGAGTCCTGCAATACTGTTCTCAACTTCTTCAGGAGTTTCTCCTGCAATTAGGTCGATCAGCTCAGGAATAATATTATCACGCTCTTGCTCAAGGCGTGAATTCCGGTAAGTCTGAAGTTCGCTGAAGTGACGCTCACGTTCAAGAAGGGCAAATGCCTTTTCGCGTTCTAAACGCTCTTCTTCTAAGCGTGCTTCAAATTCTTGTTCTTTCTTACTGAGTAGCTCTCGAACATCCATTTCTTCTTCAGCAAGGCGTTTAGCCTCAGCTTCAGCTTCTGCCCGCAAGCGTGCCTCTTCTTCAAGACGAGACTCACGATCTTGCTTAAGAACATTAAGTTCTTCCTTCAGAGATTCAATCTGAGGGTAGAGCTTGGACTTTTCCTGTTCGCGAACTTTTTGAAGATCTGCTTCTGTGTAAGCTTTTGCAACTTCTTCTGCAAATGCCGCCTCTTGAGAAGTAGACTCATCATTCTGCTCAATGAATTGATTTTCGACGCCTAATACGTCGCTTTCTCCTATGTTTGACATAGCGTTTATTCCTTTGTGTTAGTTAGGTCGTTTTCCAATTTAGTAGCACGATTGACCTGCGGATTTGTTATGTATATAGACCACCATAAATTAATATTCATGTCAGCCTAAACTCTTTAATTAAACGTGACTTTCGTCAGCGTTCGGGCCTCTCCTTTGCGGGATTTTAGTTCCGTATGCTTTAGTAACAAGATCACTCTGCAACATTGCTATGGTCTGTTGTTCAAACGGTGTAGGGCCAGCAGGTGCGCCGCCTTCTTCACCAGGCGCTCCACCAGCAGGAGACATACCAGCAGGAGTGCCATCAGGCATCATGCCAGTAAGAGACATAATTGCTGAGTTGATCTGTCCCTTAAGCAAGTTAAGAGCACCATCAGACTTAGCGTCATCAATAAGTTCAGCACGAATTTCAGCAAGCTTTTCATTCGGGAACTCTTCGCCTAGTCGACGTAGTGCACCTTCACGGCTTTCAAGATTCATACTCATCATAGTTTGAATTTCATTCAAGACAATAAGCTTGTCTAGTGGTAGCGGAGATGGGAAAGTAACAAAGGTTTGGTATGTTAGCGGATCCGCGGGATCTAGCTGTGGGTACTGGTCTTGCTTTATAGGTCCGTTAAAGTTAGGGTTCCAAGTAAAAAGTTCTGGTTCCTTAAATGCAATTGTGCGCATTACCAAGCTGTTTACAATCTCAAGGCCCTTGCCGTATTGCACAATCTTCTGCTGGTAGCGATTCATCAATGGCTGGAAAGTAATAGAAAGCGCAACACCTGAAGTGTTAGAAATAGCCTGGGTTTGTCCCAACGCTGTTTCTGGAACACCAATCATTTCGTGCATTGCACGCTTTACTAGCTCTAGATATTGAATAGCGCCAGCAAGACCTGAGCCACCGCCTTCTAGGTTAAATACGGAAGCGTCTTTAGGAAGACCACCCCAAACCTTCTTAGGGCCTTTCTCAAGGTTAGATGCTTTAGCGCCGGTGATAACGGTAACAGGAGCAGCGTGGTAGTTAATGATGTCTGCAATATCTGTTGCAACTTCATTATAGTTACGGTTAAGAACAATAACGTCGTGGCAATCTGCAAGTCCCCAAGGAGAACCGGATACCATAACGTTTGGAATATGTACTACAGGAATAACGCCAAGAGGATTTGGTCGTGAGTCAATTAACTCATCATTAATATATTCCTCAATCATGTCATCTGTGAGGATCTCAGTGTAGGTGTATACCTGGCGAGTACCTTCCATAGAAGTTCCCCAGAAACGATACTTTAGCTTAAATCTAATTAGGCGGTTACGATCGTGTGGATGAAATTCTGGGAAACAGAAAGATGAGTTTAGGGGGAGAATTCTTACACGACCAGGATGAACGGCTCCTGTGCTGTCTTGCCATGCTTCTTCATATGCGACCTTAACAAAGCAATCGCCTGATACGCCGCCCTGCTGACCAATCTCCCAAAGAACAGCGTGCTTGTTATTATCTACTTCCCAGACTCTCTTAAGAATGTCAGGAACAATAGCTTCTGTTTCTTTAGGGCTACGGAATGAAACGCCGCGGCTAAAAGTAAAGTTAATAATGTAATCCGTGAACGCACGGTAATAGTTGTAGACCATCTGGGTTTCGCCGATCTCACGACGATAGCTCCAGTGGTGGCCAAGATACATGGCCCAGTTAAGTGAGTAACGGTTAAGTCTTGGACCGTGAACTTCAAACTCTTCGTCTGCAAGTTCAACAAGACCCAACGGGGAAATGGAAATAGTTAAGTCGGATGACGCTGCCCTATAGGACGGTGGCGAAAAGTCAATGCTCATGCCTCACGTCCTTCCATATTATGTCTCATAGTCTGCCCTCTATTAGAGAAGAAGCGAATTCTTCTTTTTCCTTTTTTCTTGTGCGGCTTTTCTTTTTTGCCTGTCTATCTCTTCTTGCCTGTAGTCTCTAAGCTTAGGGTCTACATCATTAATAGACTGAACAAATTGTCCACCCATCCTAGCATACTCCTCTTCAATTCCTTTAGCCGCAGCAAAATTATTTCCTCGAAAGGCGTGGTGCCTTGCGCGTTCTGCTCTTGAAATTGAATTATATAAAAGAGGGTTTGCAGGAATCATGGTTTACCTCAAGAGTAGCTACCCAGCCCCAGAGAAGGGGTATGAGGCTGGGGAGCCACTGCTTAATTAGTCTACTACCGTTGAAGGATTTAGACGATGGTAGTGCTCGCCTGAGCGGAATTCTTCTTCAAATGACAATTCAGCAAGATCGCTGAATGCGCCTTCTGAGAAGTTACCCAAGTAGGTAGGTGCTTCTACCCAAGCTGCAGAGCCAACGTGTGCTCTCTCTGACATGGTCTCTTCAGGGTACTTTTCAAATACATTCTGGTTGTGGTTTGGACGACCTACAGGGGTGATGTAACCCTGTGAGGCACCGTTCTCAAACTCACGTGGAATGTCTGTATCCGTTGCAACGCCTTCTTCGAAACGAAGTGGGCCACGCAGACCAGGCTGAGCTGGGCTGAACTTGCGCTCATATGAGTTCGGGGTACGCTCAGGGAACTGAGGCGCTGGACCGATTGTGCTTGCCATAAATATCTCCTAATGGATTGAGGATCCTCAATAAGAGTTTCCTACGAATTTGACTAAATGTCGCCCTAAACTTTAAAAATTAAAAGAAAGGGTTTGAACTAACTTCTACAGTAGGCATGACTAGGTTTTCGGTCATAGCGCATGCAATAGCCAATGAGTCTACAAAATCATCATGTGCATGAGCTTCATTAGGTGCGGCCACTGTGAAGTTAGCTCCTTTGTATTGAACTTCAGCATCCACCATTTGCTGGTAAAACCGTTTCCAAATACGAAGTCTGCGAGTCTTTGCGTGAGAAGGCCACGCAATCATACGGCGTTGAATTAACGCCTGAAGGTGCTTAAATCTCTTAGATTGCTCAGTCGGGCTACTGCTTAGAGGAACAACCTGGGCTCGTGGCATAAGTAGCTTAAGGCGCTGGGCTACTGCGTCACCTACGCCATTTGAGTCTACCCCAATAGAAAGCACGTCATATGCAGACAAGAAGTTAACAATTTGGAAGTACTGCTCTTCCCAGTCATCGCCCTGGATTTCCATCCAATTTAAAATTCTATGATCATAGAAACCAAACTCATCGGGCCTATCCCAGTCTACCCAGACCACTGTGACCACTGTGCTGTCCATCTTACGAGCCGGGTCAATTCCTACAATCACTGGTGATTTGTACCAGCTCTTTACAATTTCTTGCGAGGTATCCCCAAGATCGTCCATAATATTCGAGGTAACGAACATCCCACGTTCAAGCAACCATTTGCAGTTATATGACATTTGAAATTCATCTGAATCTTCTCCAATACGAAGCATCTCTTTTTTAATAAATTTTTCATAATTAGGGTTAAACCTAGAAACATCTCTCCAGTCCCATTGAAAATGGTTCTGTTTAGAAGATCTTCCGGTCTGTCTACGCTTATTAAATTGAATTGACTTATAAAAGTTATTTTTTGAAGTTGTAGGCGTGCCGGTTTTAACCATAGTAGCGTTGTAGTACGCACCCATCGGGGAGATAGATTTGGCAACTACAAAGTCATCTGCTTCCTGACACTCATCAATGATCATTAAGTGAAAAGATTTAGACTCAATCTTAGCTCTCGGGTTAGCGGTCATCATCATGATAGTTGAGCCACTGTTCTTCAACTTGATGTTTCGGGTTACTCCGGGAGTCTTAGTGGGAGTGTCATCGATTTCTGGATCACCAAGGATCTCAATAGCTCTTTCAGAAGTAAGACGACTAACAGTTCTGGAGAACAAAGTTTCTGCCTGAGACTGAACAGGGGCAAACATACCTACCCAAATACCGTCCCCAAACTTACCAAGTAGCTCAGGATACATTCTTGCAAGCTTAGGCAAGATAACCATAAGAGTAGCCACTGTGTTAGCGATGGTTTCAGACTTACCGGACTGACGAGCAGCAAGGGCTGTGATCTCTTCACCGTCATTTATGATTACGGATTCAATAATTCTCTTTGCTAGAGGCTTTTGGTAAGGGTGAAGAGGATGCCCAACAAGAGCATCCATAAATTGCATGATCTTGTCTACTAATTGAATAACAAACTCTTTAGAAAGCTCGTCAAGCTCTTCTACTGGCTCTTCAAATTCCTCTTCAAAGAAGTCTGGATCGCCACTGTATAAAGACTGAAACTCTTCGGCATCTTCTGCTGGGTACATTAAAAGTTCCTAGTAGCTTGGGCACGAGTCTTAAGCTCAGATATTACAGCGCTTAAAGCCTCAGCACCGAGCTGGGCTTCTTCTGCGTACAGATATTCTGAGGTTTTTGACCAATCTGAGACATTTCGACCAATAGCAAACAGGGCTTGGTCTACCCACTTAGTTAGTTCTTCCGTGCTTAGAGAAGCAACTCTTTTTTCTAACTTTGTTTGTTCTTTTTCAATTTTTTTGCGCCGCATTGTTTTCCGCCCCGTCATTACCAAATCGAACTACGTCCCAGTCTAACTCATCATCTTCAACATATCTACCCCTAATGGCGTAGGTTAATGCTTCACTCTCAGTGTAAGATTTTTGCCACTTTCCTATGACCACTGCCTTAGATGTAAAAGGTATGCGTATTGCTCGGCCACTGCCGTAGCGGAATGGTTCGTCAATTTCTTGAGTCTCTGCTTTTTCCCAGAATTCTTTAGGCTTTACTGGGTATTTAATCATATGCCAATAAAAGTTTCTGAATTCTTTCGGTTCGTACGCCATATTATTTAAGTTCTCCAAATTTGTTCGGGTTCCAAACCGGTGCAGGCTTGAAACTTGCTGGTTTCTTTTTAGTAACTGTTCTAGTAGTTTTGGCCTTTGGCTTCCAACCACCTTGTCTTGCGATTCTTCTTTGAGCTGTAGTAGCTATCATATGTGCTTTTGCCAGATCATCTTCAGTAAAGCTACTGTCATCAGCTCTACCGCGCTCTTTTTGGTTTAGCGTGTAAAAGATGTACTCTCCGGGAGATCTATGATCTCTAAAAGTTGTCCACTCTGTCATAGTTACACCTTCATAATTATACAGAGTTCTATCCAAGAACATAACAGTGAGTCGTTGTTCTACGGGATCATAGACTGCGGCCACTGTGCGAGGTTGTCCAGGCTTTGAAGCATTTGCGTCATACGCAGTTGTGTTTGTAGGTATTCTTACAAAGTCTGGGGGAAACGCACCAAAGTCCGCAGGTTGATTAACA